TCGTCCGTTCGAGCCGGACCGGAAGCGCCATTTTGCTGCGAAAGCAGCTACTTGTGTCTGTAGCTCAGCTGGATAGAGCAATTGCCTTCTAAGCAATGGGTCGGGGGTTCAAGTCCCTTCAGATGCGCCAGCGGTGTTCTGCCGCATTGACTGCCATGTATCTTGGACGGGTATTTGGCAGTGTCACGCCGAGAACGTGACAATCCATAAGTGTGGACCTCTTAAACTACACCACGAAGATAACGACCTGTTCCACACGCCTCATTCGTGTTTGCACCTCCTTAATAGCATCACACAGACAGCGATTAAATCCGAATGAGTTCACAACGATTACAGGCGTTGTCAAACCGAAAATTGTGCCGAGTGGCGAAAACGGTTGCGGCACTGGGGCCGAAAGGCCCCTTCTTGTATGGCTTGGTGTCCGAGTGGCTGATGGAGCCAGTCTTGAAAACTGGAAATCGGAGACGGTTCGTGGGTTCGAATCCCACCCAAGTCGCCAAAAAGGAGACTCCTATGAATTTCGTGCTATTCTTTTCCATTCTGCTTGTTGCGGTAATTGTTTTGTTCTGCGTCGCGATTGCTGTTGCGTGTGTGCGAGTGGCAGCGTCCGACAAGGACGAATATTATCGGCCGAAAAAATCTGAAGAGAACCAAAAGGAGAACAAGGGATGAAAGTAACATCTGCATACGCAAACAAACTAATTCGCGGGTATCGTGAGGAATTGGCTGCTTTTATTTCCAGTGAGAAAGATACCTGCACGACCGTTTACGGTGCCAGCGAAACACCGATTGAGACGGGTTACGATTTCTCGTCCACGCAGGCTGAAATGGATGCTCTGAACGACAAAATTGCCAAACTGCGTCATGGCATCAACGTTTTTAACACGACCACGAAGCTGGAAGGATTCGATTTCACGGTCGATGAGTCCCTCGTTCGCATGGCAATGCTGACCGAGAAGAAAAATCGCCTTTCCAGAATGAAGGGTGTACGCGAACTCGTCCGAAACAGTGTTTACCGTTCTGAACCCGAGTTCACGAAACGCAACTATGATGCAACGCTGGTCGAAGCCGAGTATCGCAAGACTTCTGATGAACTCGTTCGTCTTCAAATGGCTCTCGATAAAGCGAATATGTCCATCGAGTTCGATGTAGACATCTAAATCTTATTCCACACTCACTGACTCTCTTCACAAGAAGAATTACATTAGCGTGCTAAAAGGCGATGTTATTGTAAATTGTCAATGTCTTTTATTTGTTTTGTTGTTCTGTAAGGGTAAATGGTTAGGTTTATGCCTTGTCGTCTAAAAAACGATATTTGACATTCTATTTCGTCAGTGGATGAAAAACTTCTTCTTTGCAACAACAGAGGAGTGAGCAGGGAAGTATGGTTATACCTGCTTTTATCATGAATATTGCTGATGCGGGAAAACGGCTACTTCGTAATAAAGGATTGCTGTTCCGTTTCCGTTGTTCTCAGCAATTTTCAGCTCACAGAAGACGAGTTCTGCTTTCTTCTGTGGGCTGATTTTTTTGGTTCGTATGTGTTTTGTTTTGTATGGTATCTTCCATGTAAATCTTTTCACCCAAAAATCAAATCAGTGGAGGGCATGTGAATATGATATTTCTTGTTTGGCTCGTGTTGTGCTATTTTGTGTGGCCCACCGTAGAGATTCTCGTAACTGGCAGCCGTACCGTTAGTACAACAGATGACTGGATGTCGCTCTTCTTCCTGTTGGCAATGTATTGGTGCTACAAGGTTGGAAAATGCGAATCCGATACGCATAATTCAGAAAATTAAAAAATAGCAAATTTGTTGTTGACTATACGGTATTTCGGTGGTATAATATAAGTATGAGGCAAGGAACTTGTACCGTGCCCTTAAATTAAACAAAAAACAAATGGAGAACACGTCATGTCTATACAGCGTTTGCAGAATCTTAATAAACAAAACAAGTGGAACTGCTTATGGGTTCTGCTCGGCTTTGTGCTGTCTGCAATCGCTCTTGCCTATGTGGTGAGTAAACATGAAAGTTCTGCGGGTAAAACCGCATAATCCAGCTTTCATTGTGAGCGCCTGTCAGACAGTATCGTCTGATGGGCGCTTTTGTTTTGCGTTCTTTCACCTTTTCGTTCACCCTCATTCATAAAGGTGAATGTTATGTATAGAGTCGTAGCCAAACGGTAAGGCGCGGGACTTTGACTCCCGCATTCGCGAGTTCGACCCTCGCCGACTCTCCCAACGGATTGCTCATTTACACTGTAAATTATATCTGTAAACCATAGAACAATCTTACGTTTTGTTCACGGCAGCGCAAAAGCTGTCACCATGCTCCCGTAGCTCAGTTGGTTAGAGCATCTGACTGTTAATCAGAGGGTCGTCCGTTCGAGCCGGACCGGAAGCGCCATTTGTTGCAAAGTTTGTTATGACAACTTATTATCCGCATTTCAAGAGGTTTGAACACTCAAATGCAGAAATCAATAGAAGGAGGTGAACCACATTGAAAGTACATAAAGGCTATAAGTTCAAACTTGAGCCTACAGAAGAGCAAAAAATCAAAATCAATAAAACGCTTGGTTGCTGCCGCTTTGTTTATAATTCTATGCTGGATAGGCGCATAAAAGCCTATACACGGCGTGGCGAAAGTATGAGCTATATAAATACTCAGAATCTGCTTCCCAAAATGAAGAAATATCTTCCGTGGCTCGCCGAAGTGGACAGTCAAGCTCTTAAATATAGCTGCCGCCAATTGGACGATGCCTATAAAGGCTTCTTTAAAAGCGGAAGAGGCTTCCCTAACTTCAAACACAAAAGGGGTGAAGAAAGCTACACAACTACCAGTGTAAAGAGCATTAAGGTAGATGATAAATACATTCAACTCCCCACGCTTGGAAAAGTACGCTACCGCAAAAGCCGCAACATCGAAGGTAAGATTTGCAAAGCAACTGTTCGTCGTTCAGCAAGCGGCAAATACTTTGTAAGTATCCTTTGCGAAGTAGAGGTTATTCCGCTTCCTGCCACGGATACTGTCATTGGTTTGGATGTTGGTATCAAATCATTCGCTGTTGATAGTAACGGTAACGAACATCCGAACCACAAATATCTCCAGAAAGCAGAAGCCAAACTCAAACGCGAACAGAAAAAACTGTCTCACAAAAAGAAAGGCTCTGCCAACTGGGAAAAGCAACGCATCAAAGTGGCTCGCTGCCATGAGAAAGTAATCAACAAACGAAAAGATACTCTACATAAGCTGTCATCTGCATTGGTGAAAGAAAACCAAATCATTTGTGTGGAAGACCTTAACATTAAGGGTATGGTTCGTAATCACAACCTCGCAAAAAGCATTTCCGATGCTGCTTGGGGTGAGTTCTTCCGTCAACTTGAATATAAGGCTAATTGGGTGGGTCGAGTTATCGTTAAGGTGTCGACATATTATCCAAGTAGCCAGACCTGTTCCTGCTGCGGATATCAGAATAAAGAGGTCAAAAACCTCAATGTTCGGTATTGGGCCTGCCCTCAGTGTGGCACATCACACGATAGAGATAAAAACGCAGCAGATAATATTTTAAAAAAAGGAATGGACATGCTGGCTATGCCAGCCGTTTCATAAAACACAGACAACGGTACGGTCAGGACGACCGAATCCCGGCGCTAAGCCAAAAAGTCTGTGGAGAGCGAGCCTCTATCAACGGCTGCAGCCTGCGGTAAGTTTGCTCTGTGAAGCAGAAATCTATACTGTTTTGCGGGAATACCCGCAAAAAGTTGGAGGTCCAAGTAGCTGACTCTTAATCAGAATGTCCGGGTTTCGAGTCCCCGATTCGGCACCATAAGGGCCATTAGCTCAGCTGGTAGAGCAGGCGGCTCATAACCGCTTGGTTGATGGTTCGAACCCACCATGGCCCACCAAAATTTTGACGCAAGGCGTGTCGGCGTCAAAATAATCAATCCGCATTCCCGAGCACAATGTGGTAGACGCGCAACAAGTGCTTGTAACTCAATTGGCAGAGTAGCCGACTTTTAATCGGCAGGTTCGGGGTTCAAGTCCCCGCAAGCGCACCAAACGTTTGGCAGTTCGTAAAACTGTCACAATATGCTCCTGTGGTGGAATTGGCAGACACGACACACTCAAAATGTGTTTTTCTATGGGTTCGAGTCCCATCGGGAGTACCACGTCTTGCAGTACGATAACTGCTATTCATGGGTTGTTAGCTCAGTCGGTAGAGCAGCGGACTGTTAATCCGCGTGTCGCAGGTTCAAGCCCTGTACAACCCGCCATATGTCCAAGTGGCGGAATGGCATACGCGCTGGTCTAAGGAACCAGTTTTTCTGTGGGTTCAAATCCCACCTTGGATACCAACGGCAGCATAAAAACTGCCATATATGCTCTTGTGGTGAAATTGGCAGACACGACACATTCAGGATGTGTATTTTGCGGGTTCGAGTCCCGCCGAGAGTACCAGCGTTCGGCAATACGATAATTTGCCATCATATGCTTCAGTGGCGGAATCGGCAGACGCCCCAGACTTAAAATCTGGTGTCAGAGATGGCGTACGGGTTCAATTCCCGTCTGAAGCACCATGTAGGGGTGTAGCTCAATTGGTAGAGCAACGGTCTCCAAAACCGCGTTGTGTGTGTTCAAATCGCATCACCCCTGCCATATGCGAATGGTCCCGGACGGTTAGGGTGCGGATTGCAAATCCGTCAAAAGCTGGTTCGACTCCAGTCGTTCGCTCCAGCAGTGTTCTTCGCACTGTGTATAGGGATTGGAAGATGCCAATTACGTTGCTACATTTCGTAGCAGATAATCATTGGAAGGGCCAAAAGTCCAGTGCAGAGAAAAGCACAGTCGGCAGATACGAACCCTATATCAAATGGGCTACCTAATACGGTAGCCCATTTGTTTTATAAAGGTAGACCGGGAAAATCCCCGGTTTTAACCGTGGGATGAAAGGCCGATAATAATGACTTTTTCCGGGTTAATTTATATAATCGAAATATAGCGGTGTTATGTTATAAAGTTCATGTACCGTTAACAAATATTTGTCTAAAATATGGTATAATAGATACATGAAAAGAGACTACAGACGCACCAAAACCACCGTTTCTATGATAAATTATCACTTTGTATTTTGCCCACGCTATCGGAGAAAACTGTTTCTTGTAGCTGGGTTTGAGGCTCGATTCAAGGAGCTTGTGTCCCAAATCTGTGAGCAAAACGACATTGTGATATTGGCAATGGAATGTCATATTGACCATTGTCATCTTTTCGTGAATGCTCCGCCCTCATTAAGTGCTGCGGAAATCATGAAAATTATTAAAGGAACCACCGGAAGAATACTCAAGCAAGAGTTTTTCCCTGACACGGTTATGCAAATGTGGACTCGCAGCTACTTTGTAAGTACCGCTGGCGATGTGTCCAATGATACAATTCAACGCTATGTTGAAGAACAAAAAACGAGAGGAGGGTAATCATGGCATTCGGGAGCAAAAACAGCACACCGTCATTTGTGTTGACACTGCCGATGGTTATAGGTTTTAATGAACAAGACTATCTGAATAAAGAATTCAAGAAATGCGGCGTTATCTATAATCAACTTGTAAATGCGACCACAAAGATGTGGCATCAATTGCGTAAGACACGCAAGTATCGTGAACTAATGGCAGCTATTGCTAAAGCTGCTCCCGATAGCGATGAGCAGAAGGCACTTTTTAAGCAACGCGAGAAAATGCTTAAAGAGTACCGCTTCTCTGAGGATGCCTTTCATGCGATGGTCGTGCCCTATGCAAAGCACTATGCTATCAATTCTCATGTAGCGCAGTCGATTGCTACTGCGGTTTGGACTGCGTGGTCATCTTTCTTTTTTGATAAAGGAAAGGAAGTCCACTACAAGAAACTGGAATATGTTTCTTCAATATCCGGAAAAATAATGCTACCGGAATAATGCTTCGTCCAGCAAATCACACCACAAGTGTTATCAATTCTGCCAAGACAAAAGCTAAAAACTCTATTGAGAAAAAATACTTTGCTGCGTACAGAAAACCAGACGCCAAAGAAGGTGAAGAAGTTGTTCTTCCCGACGAAGTAAAAGCACAAATGGAAAAAGAGATTGCTGCTGCTACAGCAAAAGTCAAAACTTCCATTGGCAAAGGCAAGTTGCACATCACTTATGGGGATTATACATTCCCAGTGACATTGCGAAATCCCGACACTCAAACGGGATGGTATCAACAGGAAGCGCTCAAATGCGGCGTTAAATACTGCCGTATAATTCGCAAATGGGTCAGCACCAAATGGAAGTATTATGCCCAAATTGTCCTTGAAGGCTATCCTCCCATTAAGTGTGACAACAACGGCGTTGCAAAACATCCTGTCAAACAGGGTCGTGTCGGTATAGATATCGGTACTCAAACTATTGCCTTTAGCGGTAAGGATGTTTGTGACCTTCGCGTGCTTGCTCCGGCTGCAAGAGCGCAGGCGAAAAGCCTTGTGAACGAAATCGCTTCTACGCTTCGTGCAATGGACCGTTCGCGCCGCGCTACGAATCCGAAATATTATAATCCGGATGGCACAATCAAAAGGTTAAAGCGGCAGCATGGGCAAAAACAAAAGCGCAAGTGGAAATACAGCAAACGGTATTATCGCCTGCGTGCAAAACTGCGTAACCTGTACCGTAAATTAGCTGATATCCGCAAAATGGAGCATAACATTCTCGCAAACGAATTGCTTACCCATGGCAATGAGTTCGTCATTGAAGATATGAACTATAAAGCCCTGCAGAAGCGTAGTAAAGAAACAAAAATCAATTCAAAAACCGGCAGAGCACATACTAAAAAACGGTTTGGTAAATCGTTAAGTCGTTGTGCGCCTGCAATGTTTATCTCCATTCTGGGGAAAAAGGCAAACCGTTACGGAGGCAGTGTTATTAAGGTCAGCACCTTTGAAACAAAAGCCTCGCAATTTGACCATACAGACGAAAGTTATACCAAAAAGAAACTATCCGAACGAATGGCTCGCCTCCGCAACGGCGATATAGTTCAGCGCGACTTATATTCCGCCTTCCTGCTTGAACATATAGATACCGAATCTTTGCAGTACAATATGGAAACCCTTAATTCAGCTTTTCCTGCATTTTTAGAAATGCACGAAAATACAAAGCGGCGCTTGCAGGCGGTTGGAAGCTCTCTTCCTGCAAGCATTGGATTCTAAACAATAACTTTCTGGGGGCTCGACACTTCCTCATTAAAGAGCTGCCTCGCAAGAGGTGAAACTCCCTTCGGAGGATGCACTTAAAAGAACTGGGAATGCAGACAAGTATGTTGGTCAACCTTTTAGGCTGGATGCTCGTCATACGCTACACCCGTAGCGTACGGTGGGAAACCGCATAACTCGCTGTTTCAGACACGGTTTGGTGATGAACCTTGCCGCGCCGCCCAGGAATCCCACGATTTCAATCGTGGGAGGTGTCAATGCCTGAGGTATTTGGCAATAGAATACCTGCCCATGGAGCTATATGCTCTGCCATGGGACGGGGTGATGGCTCACCCCTATGACGAGGACTACCAACTCTGCGACAGAAATGTACGCAGTTTAATCACTCGCCAAGAATTCCACGATTCCAATCGTGGGAGAAGTCAAGCTGCAAAATTGGTACAATAAGACACAAAAAGCAAATCGTACAATTTCACTTTTTGCGGGGGGAATAATTTTATGACTGGTCTTTTTATTATATTGTTAGTCGCTCTGTGGAAATTTCTAACATACCCATTTGAGCCTCTTGCTCGTTTTGTTTGCAGGAAAGAAAAAGATGAAGAGAAGCGAGACAAAAAGGAATTCGTGTGTTTGCTAATTTGTTTGATTGTCGGATATGCCATCTTGAAGTCTCCTGATATGGTATATACATATGTAATGAAACATCATGAGTCATCTGAATTCTGGATGGGTCTCTATAAGAACTATAATCTTATTGTTCATCTTTTGATGTTGGCTTATGGATTCAGATGGGTTTGGGGTGCAATTCGCGTTTTGAAGGGCAATCCGGATGCTCTCACAGATGAAGAGTTTCAACGGTTGAGTAAAGCAAGGAGAATAGACGCTGAAAAAGACGAAGCCTATTGGAATGGCTATTGGGATGGTTTCGTAGGATGATACGCAAGTACCCATGCAGCGTAAATTTCACAGTTGATTTCTCAGAGGTGAAATACAGTGTACAAGTATAAGGATGATATTTGCGTCATTCCCGATGAAATCAAACGTATGAGTGAGAATGAGCTCAAAGCAGAAATCGCTCGTATCAAACAAAGCTCAACACCAAAAAAAAGCTCTATCTCCATTACATTACCGTATCATACTGAATAAACACTTTTCCTGCTGCCGATATCCACTGCAGCAGGATTTTATGACTGTACAGTACAAAAAAAGCCCCGTAAGACATCCAAATTTGGATATAGTCTTACGGGGTTTCGTTGTTTCAATAGCTATGCCGCCATCTTTTCGTTAATGTGGCTTCCAGTCAATTAGTGTTCTAAAGACATCAGAAGCCGATACGTTTTTATAGCAACACACGCTATCGAAAGCGGCTGCCATCATTTTTTCGTATTCAGATAAAGCCATGTTAATAGGAATGGTGATGGCAAGAGAACTGTCCGGCGCTTTTAGTACAACCACTCCTTTTATTTCTTTTTGCTTTTCTGTTTCTTCCCAACCAGTTGAGAGAAGATAATCATAGAGTGTATAAGGGTTTACTGTGCAACAATCATACGGAGCGTCATTGACACCACCAAGCATCAGATAGGCTCGTCTGTATTTTTTGGTTCTTGATATGTCTTTTTCGGTAAGAGGTTGCGGAAGTCTTTTTGTATCCATGTTGCTGCGCAGGTCAGATAATTTGACCTTGACGGCAGTACGATTCTGCTGGATACGCCAAAGATACTCAGCATAAGACATGCCTTTTCTGTGCGTTAAGACGTCTACGGCATCTGCAACCTCCTTCGGGAACTCCGCTCTGATATCTTCTATGGTGACGGAGGTATCTTCTACCGTATCATGCAGGAACGCGACGGCTTTTGCTATCGGGTCACCTATTATACCATTTGCTACAACAGCGACATGGGCTTCGAAATAATCTTTCCCAGCCTTGTCCTTTTGCCCTGCATGAGCCTTGATTGCAAGCCGTTCAGCCTTATCAACCATCTCTACAAGTTCTTGTTTTGTCATATTCATCTCCTAATTTATATCTTAACTCATTTTCTGTATTATAACTTTCTAAAAGTTAAGATGCAAAATACAAGTCAAAAACAAAAGTGGTGTCACAGTTCCAAAGAACCAACGCATAGCTGTGCAGTCGGAAGAAGCTGAATTGAAGCAGGAAGACGGAAGTACGTAGGGTCTACATCTTTCATACCAAACCGTGTTCTATCCAAAGCGTCTGCGTCCTTAAGAATATTATAAAGAAGTTTTACTTTTTCTTCGGCCTTAAACCCAAGCGATTTCATAGCTTGCATGGAAATGTTGTCATCAATACAATGATATTGTACCAAGAAACTGGTAATCGTATCGGGAGCTGAGACCTCTTTCTCGTAAATCTTTGCAGATGCCGCACCATGCAGGTCATCGACATCCTCGTTTATTCGGCCGACATCATGATACAATATCGCATCACAAAGCCGTTTTAGGTCTTTTTGTGTGAGGTTATATTCTCCTACATAAACTACCATAAGTGCATCAAAAAGAACTCTTAACGTATGTGTCGCGTCATGGTCACTGCTGTTATTATCCATGTAAACCCTTTTTATCTTTCTTCTATAAGTTTGATACAGGGAATCAAAAGCGCTATAATAATGACCGACACTGTCAATTCCATAGAGGACTTGTATCTTTTCATTTTTTATAGAAGAGGGAGAAACAATTACTTCTTTTTCTGCGTCAGGGAAGTATTCGATGATAGCAGACTTAGGTATTGTTGCAGTGATGATACGGCTGTCTTTGGGTGACGGGAAACGGCATGCAAAGAATGTTGCTATTTGTAAGCTGGTTGTCCAAGAAAAGGTATTCGTATAAGGGGTCGAATCATCGCCCTCGCCGCGATAAATTGTCACAACATCCGGCAAAGCCTTGGTTTTCTCTGCGGTTTTATTCTTTGCTTTCTCGGATTTTTTAGCAACGACTTTCTCAAAGTCCTCCAAATCCAAATGCGCAAATCCGTAATCTTTGTATTTATAGAAAGAAAAGAAAAAATCATATAATGCAGCAGACGGTTTTGTTCGTTTCACATAAGCTGCCAACACCGACATACTCAAACCATCACTAAGGCTATTTATATAACAGGAAAGCTTGTTTTTGTCGAGTGTTTTGATATTTGCTACAGTAGCTAGAACTCTTTTTTGAAATTCCTCATCCGATTCTTTGACGGCTAATCTTTTGTTACCGTATATTTGAAGATTCAGAACAATGGGCATTTCGAAGTCAAGTTCTCCATAATATAAGGTGTCAAAAAGATTATCAGAAAAATAAATATTCTCAATAGGGAGCAGCGGATATTTTTCAGAGAACTCTTTAGCGGTGATGCCAACACTATATCCATTTTGAGCATACCGTTTCATATCCGTTCTGGTTTGAATCTTAATCAACGGTACCAATGAATCCAATGATGCTTGGTTGCTCCGTCTTAGAATTTCTGCAACATCCATTTTGATTTCTCCATTTCACTCTTTTCTCATATTATACCACAAAAATGCGGGAAAGTAAAATTGACCAACGGCAGAAAATGTGGTATAATATAAATAGAAAAATCAGTTGTACGAGGGGTCTCTTATGATATATATTTGCTGCGTTGACGATTACGCAAGTCTTTCTTTTAATAAAAGAAGAAATAGTTCTGACCGTTTCGTTATCGAAGATATCATCAATACGGTAGGGGAAGCTCCGCTGCGAGTTGATACCTATACAGCTAAACTGTTTCGAGATAAACAAGTTCCGTTATTGATTGTTGATGACGATTGTCTTGAAAACGCAAAAGACGGTGAATTTGTCTTTGTGGAGAGACAGAACCCATCTGCATATCTAAAAGCGGGTGACCAGCTTATTCTATATCATTGGAATAGGCATTATCCATCAGATAACAGGTTGAATCTGACCGGCTGGAATGCACTTGAAATAACGACAGGAGAGTTTGCGGGGTACAGCCACGAAAAGATAACAAAGACAAAAGTTGTTTTGCAAGACAAAGTTGAATAAAGTCCTTCCGAATTATTCCAAAAACATATAAGAAAGCGAGAGTGATTTTGTGGTTGTTCAGTTTACTGCCAAGCATTATGATTTTTTAAATCATGTTTTTAAGGTCATGAAATCCTTTTATAATAATAACTATACTGACATTTGCTTCGAAATCGGAAAGACCTATGGCGCACCTGAGGAAGATATTAAAAAGGCAATCGGCATTTTCGATTCGTTGCCTATTACAGCACCCGTTCCTGCAATGGTGAATAACATTGTATTCATCTCTCGAAAGGTAGTGCTGAATAAAGCAGACGTCACTCAGGAGCCGTACGCCTATGAAGTCGACCTTGAAGAAAAAGAATGGCGAATCGTTTCTACCGTTTTGGACACCTATTCAAGATTGCTTATGGGGCAGTTTTTCGTAATTTATGAACAATTGGATGTTCCAGATAACGGAGTCGAATCCAATTACGACCTCGTTCTGAAAGCAAACCATGATGCGCGTTGGAATGGCGTAGGTGTTGCACAAACGCGGGATTTGTTGATTCCAAAACTGAAAGAAATGCGTCTTGGCTGGAATGGGAATTTCGGCATCGCAAATGCTGATAATGCCTATAACAGCAAACTCGCATATGAGATGGTTAAAGTTCTGGAAAGCTGCAGCCGTTACGAGTGCGGTATGTTAAAGGTCACAGACGAACCGTTGATTAAGATTGTTGGAGGGCCTAAAATAGTGGCATTCTGATATTGCGGTTTGCTGCAAAGTTAATACAATATAGATATACGACAAATAGAATGTATTTAGTTCTTTTGAGCCATTCTAAATACGTCGTATTTGAATGCGCTGCGTGAAATAAAAACGCAGCGCTTTTTTTGTATCAACGTTTAAAACGAAAGGAGACGCTAATATGCGTATTATCAAACGTTCCGGCGAAGAGCAGGAGTTTAACCCCAAGAAAATCAGTGTTGCGATTGGGAAAGCCAATGGCAGCGTAACAAAAGACAAGCAGTTCCCGGAAAACTATATTCCGGCCTATACCGCACAGGCTGTAGCTGCCTGCGAAAACCTTGGTCACACGCCTACCGTTCAGGAAGTTCAGGATATCGTTGAAAATGTTCTGATGGACAGTGGATATCATGAGGTGGCTCGTGCTTATATCAAGTATCGGTATACGCATGATGCCATGCGCCAACATAATACCACCGATGACAGAATCCTGTCTTTGATTGAGTATAAGAACGAAGAGGTCAAGCAGGAGAATTCCAATAAGAATCCTCAGGTCGTTTCTGTTCAGCGAGATTATATGGCAGGTGAGGTAAGTAAAGACCTTACCATGCGTATGCTTTTGCCGAAAGATATCGTCGAGGCTCACAACGCGGGTATTATCCATTTCCACGATGCTGATTACTATGCCCAACATATGCACAACTGCGACCTGCTCAACCTCGATGACATGTTGCAAAACGGCACGGTGATTTCCGGCACTCTGATTGAGCGTCCACATCGCTTCTCTACTGCTTGCAATATCGCTACGCAGATTATTGCACAGGTTGCATCTTGCCAGTACGGCGGTCAGAGTATCAGCCTTACTCACCTTGCCAAATTTGTTGATGTAAGCCGTAAGGCAATCGGCAAAGAGGTTGACAAAGAAAATGCTGAGCTGCATCTGAATTTGACAGAGTATCAGCGCAACGAAATTGTTAACAGCCGCCTTCGTAAAGAAGTGCGTTCCGGTATTCAGACGATTCAGTATCAGGTCATTACTCTTATGACCACCAACGGACAGGCTCCGTTCATCACTGTATTCATGTATTTGAATGAAGCAGGGAAGGATGAGGTTCTGAAGCACGACCTTGCTATGTGTATCGAGGAGATGCTTTGCCAGCGCTACGAGGGCGTTAAGAACGAAACCGGTGTCTACATCACTCCCGCATTCCCGAAACTGATTTATGTGTTGGAGGATGATAACATCAAAGAAGGACAGCCTTACTACTATCTTACAAAGATGGCCGCAAAATGTACTGCACGTCGCATGGTTCCTGATTATATCAGCGAAAAGAAAATGCGTGAGTACAAGCTGTCCAAAGGTGAGACAGAAGGAAACGGCGATGTGTATACCTGCATGGGTTGCAGAAGCTTCCTGACCCCTGACCGTACCGGTAATGGCTGGGATAACGTTGCAAACGCCAAAAATTATGACGGTAAGCCGAAATACTATGGTCGTTTCAATCAGGGTGTTGTCACAATCAATCTCGTTGACGTTGCGCTTTCCGCAAATAAGGACGAAGATGCTTTCTGGCGTATCTTTGATGAGCGCTTGGATTTGTGCCATCGTGCATTGCAGTGCCGTCATAAGCGTCTGAAGGGTACACTCTCCGATGTGGCTCCTATCCTGTGGCAGTATGGTGCGTTGGCTCGCCTTAAAAAAGGTGAGACTATTGACAAGCTGCTCTACAACGGCTATTCTACTATTAGCCTTGGTTATGCAGGTCTGTACGAGTGCTGCATGGCAATGTACGGCAAGAGCCACACTGACCCTGCCGTGAAGCCTTTTGCCTTGAAGGTTATGCAGCATATGAACGACAAGTGCAATGAGTGGAAAGCAGCCGAAAACATCGACTACTCTCTCTATGGCACGCCGCTGGAATCCACGACCTACAAATTCGCCAAGTGCTTGCAGAAGCGCTTCGGTATCATCAAGGATGTTACCGACCATGAATACATCACCAACTCCTACCACGTCAATGTGCGGGAGAAGATTGATGCGTTTAGCAAGCTGGCTTTTGAGAGCGAATTCCAGCGCCTGTCTCCGGGCGGTGCTATCAGCTATGTTGAGGTTCCTAATATGCAGGATAACCTTGAAGCTGTTATCGCTGTCATGCAGTTCATCTACGACCACATCATGTACGCAGAGCTGAACACTAAGAGTGACTACTGTCAGGTCTGCGGTTACGATGGCGAAATCCAGATTGTGAAAGATAACGGCAAGCTCATTTGGGAATGCCCGCATTGCCACAACCGTGACCAGCACAAGATGAATGTCGCTCGTCGCACCTGCGGCTACATTGGAACGCAGTATTGGAACCAGGGGCGTACGCAGGAAATTGCCGAGCGTGTAATGCACCTTTGACAACCGTAGGTTGTTATTTTAACTACTACAACCAAAAATAGCCGCGATTTAGTCACAGCAAACTAAATTCGCAATATTGTTTTTTCTCGTCTAATCGTTAAATTGCCGCCTCTGCACAAACGCAGGGGCGGTTCTTTTTTGCGCAAAAAGCAATTAAATTATAAGCTATTTATTGTCATAAATGGAATTTTCTGGTATTTTCTACAATTATATCGTTAATAAAGGAAAAGTGCGTGTCAAGAAATTTGCAGAAATCTACAACTATATCGTAAATAAAGAAAAAATGTATGTCAAAAACGAGCGAAAATCTACAACTATATATGAAATATAACAACATACCTGAAATAAAAAAAACAGGTACGTCAAAGGATTTACCTGCCTCGAGACAGAAACTATTGCGTTTTGCTGCAAGGTGAATATACTTGAGAAAACAATATAAAAGGAAGTGTACATATGGCAATAAAAGCACCTATCGAGCTCTACAGACGCAGTATACCAGAAGGTCTAAAGACCAAAGACCTGTTTTTTGTGGCTTTGCAGGATAAACTTACCGTCATAAAACCGAAAGAACTCAATAAAAACGGAATCAAGATAGTCGGCTATGTTGATGTTGAACAGGGCGACTTTACCGGCATTCAAAAAAATTGTATTTATCTTGGGAAAGGCAATGATAGAATACCTTTTGATGTCTACAACAAAAATGGTCTCAAAATTGTAGGCTATATTCCTGTCGAAGGAGAAAACGCATATATTGCTGTTGTTAAACCCATGAGTCCTGTCTTCGTTATCTTGTTCGGTACTTTGGTTGCTGTTTTTCTCATTGCGTTAATTGCTCTCGCTCTCAGTCATAAGTATGTGATGCCTATAAGCGAAACCAATACTGCTGTTGCGAGTAGTGCATCTTTGGTAGAAAACGCCGATATGCAGGCAACGCCTGAAGAAGCTAATTGATTTCCAAACTGAGCCACTTGTGAATAGCTATTGCATTTTGCTGCAAAGTTGATATGCTATAAGCATACTAAAAGTAAAACTGAATCACGCGAAAATCTAAGTCGATACGAAAGTCGCCATTTTTTTTGATGGCGGCTTTTTTATTTGTAAAAATGGAGGGCAAAAGTATGAAAGTCATGAACACTGTGGACTATCTCAACGCTACCGAGAAGAAGGCTCCTGCTACCAGCAACGACATGTTCGCCTTGCTGATGCAGATGGCAAGCCTTTCACCTCGTCCTATCGCGAAGTGCGATGATGGATTCAGCCTGTCCATTCAGGCATCCTCTGCACATCACTGCGAGAAGGGCGAAAATGGCGTCTACAAGTCTGTCGAACTCGGTTGTCTTTCTTCTCCGGAAGAAAGCCTCTCTGAGTACGAAGACTGGGACGATTCTTCGACGTATGGCTACGTGCCTGTTGAGGTTGTCGATGCTATCATCGCAAAACACGGCGGGATAATCTTGCCGGACTAATCCGTTATCATAAAAATATATTAAAAAAGGAGATATTATATGTAGAGATTTAATAAGTTTTTGAGAAGAAATAAGAATTTTGAGGCAGCAAAACGTATCGCTTAGTTGCTTGGAAAAGGCTTTGGGGGAATGAAAACAATATCAGCAGGGTTATTGACTGTTTTGCTCACAAGCAATATAGCGGCCGTAGAAATTAACCTATGGTTAGCTGCTGGTATTATCATAGCTTTTATTGCAGCAAGGGCTATTGCGTATATCGCAGAGTTTTTGCGATTTAAAAGTTATAAAAAACGCAGGGCTATTGCTGTAATTGATGCTTTCATAGAAAGCTATAATGCAAGCAGCATCAATGATATTGTAAAAGATGTCATTGGAAAAATTCCCGAAGTTTTTAGGAAGTAAAAATAAAAAGACATTGGACTTTGTGACAGGAAGTCCGATGCCTTTTATAGTAAATTCAGAAAAAACGGAGGATTTATGATTCGTTTTAAAAAAGATATTCGTCCATACAATTGCTTTAGCAATTTTTATCCTTGCACCGTCGTCGTTGATGGAATGCAATTTAGGAGTGCAGAAGCTGCGTTTCAGGCACAAAAAGTTCCTTTAGAAAAGCGCCGTGATTTCATCTTCTGTACGCCATCTGCTGCAAAACATCTCGGCCGCCATGTTCCATTGCCTGCCGATTGGGACGATGTCCGGGATGAAGCCATGCACAAAGTTGTTTATGCCAAGTTTTCTAAGAACGAGAACCTTCGGCAAATTCTATTGTCCACCGAAGACGAAGAACTTGTCGAAGATACTACCGGATGGCACGACAACATCTGGGGCGACTGTTCGTGTCCTAAGTGCCAGTACATCAAGGGACGTAACAAGCTCGGCAAAATCCTGATGCAGGTGCGAGACGAAATTAAAACAGGTAAAATGCAGCATCCATAAAAACATCTTGCCGTCTGCTGCAAAGTAGTTATACTGAAGTCATCTAAAAAATAAAAAGCAATAAGCATTCAAAATCGATATACCACTATCTCACACGAGATGGCGGTATTTTTGCTTTAGAAAGGATGTGTTTTCGCTGTAATTCATACTACACCAAGACAACCCAAAAGTAGATATAACCGTCAGACAGCAATAGTTGTCTGGGAATCAACAACAGTATAAGCCCCAATGCTGCTTATGCGTAATTTTGCGAAAGGAAGTAGAGAAAAATGTTTGCCGATATTGATGCCTCTAGCATCGTAAGTCTCATTGGTAAACCTGTCTGGGTATTCACTGAGGCTCGTAAATTCAATAGGAATGGTCGTATTTATACGGCATCTAATGTACGCAACGCCATTTATAAAGGAAGTATCCAAACGATACAGATTGAAACCGTACCTGTTTCGCAGGGCCCTTCTAAAGGATGGCTTCCTGCATGCTTTGCCAATGTGACCGTTTCGATTCCTGATGAAAATGGAGTTAGCAAATATAGCCTTTATCTCGAACGGCAGCTTCTTAATGTTACTGTTTTTGAAACAGAAGAAGAAGCCAAACGAGAGATGGATGTTTTTGCTTCTCTCAAGGATACCTGTACCGGCACTGAGATGCAGCTGCGGAATTCAAAGAAAAACCTTTCCCTGTTCAAACAATTGGAGGAGAAATCGTCTTTGTGGAATCCAACCACCGATTTTGGCTCTTCTTTCCTACAATCTGACTATGAGGCTCTCTTAATTGACTGTGAGAAAATCATGGAAACGAAAGACGCTCTCAAGTGGATTTCTTCCAGTTTCCATATTCCGGAAGAAAAAATCACAATTTTATTTGATACGGAATGCTTTGAAAAGAACTGCTTCGGAACATACCGTGTCAAAAGCCGCGAAATTCGATTTCCTCTGTACGATTCCCCAACTCGGAACTATGTCCACTTTGGCGTAGATGACAACGGGCGAATGGTTCATAAGGAAATCATCAATGGAGAAATTAAACCTTATAACACCTAAAGGAGAAAAAACAATGGATAATACTACTAATCCCGTTATCGACACCAAGAAGAATGCTGCCAAGTTTTACAAGGTCGTTGAAACGTACATCAAACGTGACGGTATCAATGACCTCATGGACTGGCTCGGCTCTACCGACTTTTTTGAGGCCCCCGCCTCTACAAGATTCCATGGTTCCTATGAAGGCGGTTTGTGTCAGCACAGCCTGAATGTCGGAAAGTGGCTGAATAAATTGGCAGAGGGGCTTTACCCCGGTCAGTATACGAAGGAAACGCTCACGCTTGTTGCATTGTTCCATGATGTCTGCAAGGCAAACTGCTACAAGACCAGTACCCGTAACGTAAAGAACGAACAGACTGGTCAGTGGGAGAAAGTTCCTTTCTTTGCATGGGAAGAAGTGCTCCCGTTTGGCGGCCACGGCAGTAAGTCGATGCATCTCGTTGAGAAGTTTGTAAAGCTGACCGACGAAGAGGCTTCTGCTATCAACTGTCATATGGGTTTTGCCAACCTGATGAGCAGTGATGTTGGAGGCATTTCCAGTGCCTTCACTTACAGTCCGCTCGTGTTTCTTACCCATGTGGCAGATATGTTTGCCACTTACATCGATAAGTGCTGAGAGGAGAACATATTTATGAAAATTAAACCTTGTCCTAAATGCGGTTGCTGCGAATATCTTGCAACCGCTCATGTGACGCAAACGTGGCTCATCAATCAGGATGGTGACTTCGTGGAATCTAAAACCGAGTGTGACGAAGTTTTGCACGCTCCTGACCCTGATGACATCTTTACCTGTTCGAATTGTGGGGAAGAAATCCCTCGCGATTTGATTACTCAGTAAGAAGGGAAATAACATGGATAAAAATGGTCGTGCAGTTAAACTCGCTAAGGATACACTTGATGAAATCGGCAATTTCGGCTTCGATAATGAGGCTTACGCCGAGACTATCTGCCGGGGACATCGTACCCTGCAGCAAAACTGGATGCGTATGTCTTTGAAGACTATTGCTAAGATGGCCGAAGCAGGAGACAAAGGTCTGTACGATGACCGCAACGAAAGTGCTGTAAAGATGGCACAGAAGATTCGCGATGCCATCGGCGACGATGTTCTTCCTTACATTTGATTTCACTGCAAGCGCTCGGCCCATTAGGGTCGGGCGTTTGCTTTTTGCTGCAAAGTAGATATACTGTGAGTATCCAAAAAATAAAAATTACTACGAATTAGAAATCGATGTGTCGCTATCTCTGATGAGGTGGCGACATATTTTTATGTAAAAAAGGAGCGTAAAATATGTCTACTAATAATCGCGAGTTTGATTTCTTTGCTCTCATGGCAAGTCTGGAAGCTCATATGCTTAAGGACCCTAATGTTCGTGATGCATCTCCCAGTGAAGCCTTGGAGAACTATTTTTCTCGCAAAGGTAAACGCAGTCAGCGCCGCAAGAATGCGTTCCGTGCGCAGCGTCATCGTCGTGATGTGATGGCAGAAAAGTTCGACACCACATCAAAAAACGATGGTATTCTGCGCAAGACGTACAAGGACGGCTACGCAAAATTTGAAAGTTCTCACGGTCGTGTGAAGAAGGAAGATAAGAGCAACAGTTATCACTGCAAGCATCCTCGCGAGCGTCGCCGTATTGAAGCCGCGAATAGCAAGTTGGCGGATTATATGCAGTCTGATATTTGCCTTGACCTCTATGATTCTGTTTTCGATGACGATGATGACTACGATACCTATATGGGACAGCTTTTTTATGACAATCTTGTTTATTTTCTTTGTGAAGAAAGCGGATGGTCTGAGGAGGATTTGCAGGGTATCGGCATCGTTGAGATGATGGATATTGCTTATGAGCTTGGCGCAGGAGAAAAGCTCGGTATCAACAAGAGAACTTTTGCTGTTCCGTGCAATGTGCGGGCTTATGATGGGCATATTTCTGTCGAGTGGATGTATGACCGTCTTAGTAGCAAGGCAAAAAAGCTTTTGGCTGTTTGCCGCTCCTATATTTATGATGACAACACGGACTGGGATTATTCCTTGGATTTTAACTGCTAATTTGAAAGGAAGATAAAATGATTCACGAATATCAGTTCAGTATCGACTCTATCGATGCTGCAAACAAAGCAACGCATACCACCTATGCAGAAGACAGTATCTGCAACGGTCTTGCGAAAGGTCGTCGTATGCTTGATAAACTGTTTAAGGACGGTGCCCTCACTGCAGAACTGTGGCTCATGGGCGACCCCGCAGATGGTCGGCGGTCTTCGTTGAAGGCATTTTTCGACAGAGGAGACAACAAAGTACGCAAGGTGGAATGTTGAAAGTATTTTCACTGAAATTCCATTCAACATAATTTGACGTTCAAGGAGGATACAATTGGAAAATAATGGTTCTGTGACTATTGCAGTAAATGACTTTATCCATTCGCTTTACGCATACAAGAACATTTCTTTGTATGATGCGAATCATGTTTTTGATGAAGAAAAGTCTGTTCGCTGGAATAGGGAAGAAGTCGAACGACTAAACAACTCTTACGACAGCAGGCTTAGCGAAGCCTATACACAGGCTCGTTCGGAAGCTGCTGCTTTAAGCGCTCGTATTGCAACTGGCAACAATAGCGAAAAAACTCTTTCGCAGACTGCACAAGATATTATTCAGGACGATTTGCTCGATGAGCTTTTGAAAATCACTGATGATTTGAGTAGTAGCGATAATTCCTTAGAGCGACGCACTTACGCCATCGTTAATAAGTATTTGCAATTCGTTAAATTGATACTTGCTATCGAGGATAAGAATAAGCAGGAGCAAACCATTTCCGGCGAAAAGTGGCTGGACATTCGCACTCCATTCTCTTTTCATCATAAAGATGTACTGTATTCGAATATTTTTACCGCTATCGCAGCAGTAAAATACGGTATATCTTTCGGCGAAGATACATCTGGTATCGAAAGTACAGCCACGGCAGCAAAGACGAATGCCTATATCCGCAAGAATAAGCTCAAACAAGTTGAGGATTGGGACAAGCAGCGCGAGGAACAAATCACGGCAATTTTCGGTTCTGCTTTAGGCGAAGGTCTTTATGAAGAACTTCTGGCAACAGATAAGAAGAAAATCCTTGCCGCTGATAAGAATATCGGCGAATACGGTTCCATTCTCATGGCGATTCGAGAGAAAGCGCAGGAATCAATGATTGCAGATTTTCTGTCAAAGCAAGACCCAACCAAGCTGAAAAAATAAATCTTTCGCAAAACACCTCTTGTTATTTGCTGCAAAGTAAATACACTATATGTATTAAGATAAATAAAACACAGCATTCATAATGCTTCAAAATTTGTCTTAATACGTGAAAACGGCTATCGCTCTTTGAGTGGTAGCCGCTTTTTTTGTTTATGGTTTGTTGCTAAAGCAACGAGCCTCCATTAAATAAAAAGTGAGGAAAAAAGAATGAGCAAGAAAATCAAGAGCATCAAGACGAAGAATGTCAAGTCCACCTCTGCTTCCGTTGCGACCAACGCTACACCCAACTTCTCCATCAACAGCAAACGCGAGATTCTTCCTATCTCCACGACCTCAAAGGGACTTTACAGCATGGGTAGAACCAACTGCTTTACAATGAAGAAGCTCGATGAGTTTATTACGAACTCGATTGAGGCTCGCCGAGATGACAAGACCGTTCCCATCATCCGCGTTGTCGCCGACTACTCCACTACTTTCAGACTGTGGGAACTTGCCGTTGTTGACTATAACACTTGCGGTATGACAAAGAAGGAGCTTTTTTCGAACTACTTCTGCGTTGGTGGCGAGAGTGGGGAAGGTGAAGGTCATATCGCTGGATTTGGCAGCACCGCAATCTTTACACTGACCCGTGGTACGCATCCGTTTTTCGTTGCATCTCAGAGCCATCTCTCCAACGACGCCTATTGCGTCAACGGAGGCTTGCAGGACGCCCCTGTCACGCATCAGGCATACACCTACATTGAGCCGTGCAAGATGGAGGATTTCCTGCCTGAAAGTCTGAAAAACAAAAAGTACGGAACGCCAAACACCATTGTTCGTGTATACGTCGATGAGGAGACCATCCGCGATATGCTGCCGAATCAGAAGGGCTATAATCGCGAGACTAGAGCGATTGACCCTCAGACCATTCGTCTTGCATTTGCACAGCACATCTCTGTCGTGTATCGCGAGAAAATTTGTGGCCCCAACCCGATGGCATACATCTATGTTCAGGACTTGGAGTTCCACAAGACCAGCAGCCGACTCGACCTTTCCCTTGAAGATGATAAGACGAAATGGAACCGTCCTATCAAGGCATTTGATATGGATGCGGCCATTGCTGCCACCTCTGCGCAGAAGGCAAACTATTCCGGCACTGTTGTGTGCGGCAACGACTCTGTAAAGTACATCTACAAGTTCGGAACCGTTGACCACAATTACATCGACCACTTTGGTTTTATGGGCGTCGCACCTCTTTATGGGTACTGGGATGGTTCCATGAACAACTCCGGTTTTGATGTGATTGCTCACGGCCAGTCTATTGCCTCGAACCTGATTGAGGAGATTACAGGTCGTAAGCGTCACCCGTCCATGAACCATCTTATCGGTGAACTCATTATTCTGAATGCGCCCAAGGATAAGTTCCGGGTAACCGCAGATAAGAGCAGCCTTGATAAGAGCGATAAGACTTGGAGTCTTATCATCAGCGACATTAAGGCAAACAGCATTCTGCCCGCCTGCAAGACAGACGCAGGCACTTTGCGCGATATGTATGCGATGTATGCCAAGCGTTGCAGCAGCTGTGGTCTGCGTTTTGTCCGCAACTACTCTGTCGGCAGCAGCACCGGCACGAAGGCTCCCGCTATCATTGAGGTCGTTCTGCCTGACAACAGTATCGGTTATTACCTTCTGATGTGCAAGGCAAACGAGACTAAGAGCGGTCCTTCTCTGCGCGATGCGATGCCTCTGATTTCGTCCATGTTGATGATGGAAAGCAATGGCAAACGCGTTCTTGGCGCTTACTTCATTGCCGACCGTTTCTCGAACGGCTTCGTTCAGGACGTCAGCCGCCTCGTTGAGCCTATCAACCGGAACCGCACTGACCGTTTCGAGATTCGTGTTTGCGATACGAACACTCCGCTGGTTTTGGCTGTGCCCGCAGTTTCTGCGCAGGCAGCACCGGTGAATATCAATGTTGGTATCACCATCAAGAAAACCCGCTAAAAAAGCAATCTCTGCCACTTCTTTGTAATAGGGATGGCAACTTTGCGAGAAAGGAAACACATGGTAAATATCGGAAGTGTAGGCTATACATTCGATGGCATTGGTATGCTGATGATTGACGGCAAATGTGTTGACCGTAAAGAGGCTATCTCTGTCATTGGATGCAGCTCAGAAGATTTTGATAATCTGATGCTTGGCAACGCAAAGGGAGTTGAAGAGTCCGGAAAGATTCTTTTCCCGAATGCTACGCTGGCACAGATTCAGCTTTTCTGCTTGCAGCAGATTGTTGCGACCAGTAAGGCTGCATAAGTCAATGTCCGCCGCTCTTTTGAGTGGCGGATTTTTTTGTAAAAAAGTATTGCGTTTTGCTGCAAAGTTAATATCCTATAAGTATCATATAAATCAAAGTCTTAGACACCTTACTTTATCATTTCGAGCTTTCCCCAAAAGCTTGTAATGATAGCGTTGGATGTTTTCGTTTATAGAAATCGACTACAGTCGCTATCTTCGCAAGAAGATGAGCGGCTGTTTTTGTTTTTATAAATGAAGTTAGACCTTGATGGCTATGATAATCCGTTTCTTATCACAAATCGAAATAGTATCCAAGGAGGTACTCATTATGGCAAACATCATCGTTTATGTCCTGCTTTACACTTTCGTTTGGCCTTCTCTTGCAGAGAAGCTGGGTGTGAAGTACATCCGTCTGTCTCAGGTACGAGACAAGGCAAAGCAGCAGGTCTGCCGCGCTATCGACGCGCTGGACCCTGAATATTGCCACATCGCTTACAAGCTTTGCCGCGCTGTTCAGTTCGCCTGCGTTGTCGGCATTGTCTTCAATGTCCTTTTCATGAAGGATATTTTAGACAGTGTGCTGGGAATTGCGGTTACTATCATGTTCATTGTGGGGATGAATAAGGTATGCAAACGCATTGTTGAGCGTTTCTGACGAAACTCTTGACACCAGAAACTGCTGCCCTTTGGGGCGGCAGTTTTTTTGTACATAAAATCAAGTCATAAAAAAGTTAATGCAATTTACACTTTTATGTTGTATAATAACAACTATATAGACAACATAGGAGGTATTACAGAAAGTGTTAGGAGAATATAAATCATGGCGAATATATCTAATATGACACGTCAAGAATTTATTCAACTTCTTGAAAAGCGTGAAAAAAGGAGAAAAAAGCTTCGTCGGAAACGGCGGATTATCACTTTGATTCTTTTTTCGTTGGCTGTATGTATAACCAATACTGTTGTGGCATTCGCTGCTGAACAAGACACCCCACAAACGAAAATCACAATTAAAGTAGCAGAACCTGTTAAACTTGTCATCAAGGTTGCAAATCAAGATGGAAATGAAGAAACTTATGATGTGGTTCCCACTGATGATTCCTCATGTGTGCAGGAAATCGTTTCTGACAATGTTGTTTTGCAAACGAACTTTGAGGAAGGCGAAGAACAGAAAAAAGAAGATACTGCCACTGTATCGAGTCAGGAGAATGATACCAGTGAACCCGTATCGGATGAGATACAGGAAATAGATGATGTTCAGGAATCTTCTGAAATCACTGACAGTCAAGACGCCGCATCGATTTATGAGGATACTTCGCAATACAAGAAGTACATGAATCTTTCGGATACCCAAAAAGAATATTTTTCTGATGCGGCCGAGGAATTTGGCGTAAGTGAGGCGATGGCTATAGGCATCTGCTATAACGAGTCCCGATTCGCCCCTACAGCCACAAATGTCAATACGAATGGCACTACGGATTGGGGAATTGCTCAGTGCAATGACACGACATTTTCTTATCTGAATTCAGTGCTTGGAATTTCTTCCATGTATGATGTTCTTGATATGCAGACAGGAATCCGCGCTTGCTGCGCTTTGTTAGCGCATTATAAAAGCATGGGATTGTCTGAAAACGATATCCTGTTAGCGTATCAGGAGGGGCTTGGCAATTACCAAGATGTTAAACAGGGCAAGGAAGAACCTTGGAAGGCTTATTACAACGTTTTGAAAAATATCGAGATTTATTCAACCTTGGTGAAAACCTAAAGCGTATAGCGGTCTGTTGCCAGACCGCTATTTCTTTTTGTTGCGTTCTATTTTGATTGACTAATACGCCGTTTTCTGGTATAATATAAGTATTCGGTAAGTATGGCGCACTTTCGTGCCACAATGCAAAGGAGTTTTATTATGCACATGAAGAAAGCTTTATGTGTTTGTCTTTCTCTTGCTATCGCGGGTTCCGTTTTTGCGGGATGCAGCAGAGAACAAACACCGGAAGAAATCGAAGCTGCAAGCCTTGCTGCTGTTACACAGGAAGAACAGGCAACCGGAATGAAGCGTCTGGACAGCCCGAACCTTACGGATTACGAAAAGCCGTTGGCTAATTTCGTTTCCGGCATTCAGGCGAAGGATGCTGCAAAAATCGCCACAGCGCTTGGCTCAGTAGATATTTTCGGCGACACTCTTGATGGCTGGATTGTCAGCAATAACTATGAATCCTTGCAGACGAAGGATTTGCATGATATTAAAATCCAGTCCAGCAAAGACGGAAAAGTCGCAACAATCAATGTGTTCTTTGAAGAGCCCAATGAGGATAAGAGTAACTTCGTTGAATACAAAAGCGATTTTGACGGCAAGGAATGGGATATCACCCCTCCGACCGGACTTTCTACCGACTATACCTTTTATGCGCCTGTAAACTCTGTAAGTATCAATGGTGTCGATATGTCGACATACGCCGCCAGTGACAGTAATTATGGATACGCATTCAGTCTTCCGAGAGTTATTGAAACAGACAGCTCTCCAGACTGTGTATTAAATACGAGTCTTGGTAAGTATTCCGGTAAAATCATTAACGCAAGCACATCTTCTTACGGTTCTGCAATACCTATTGCTATGGCTGTGTTTACAGAAGACCAAAAGAAAGAAATCAATCAGTATTTCGTGGACTGTGCGAACAGCGTATTTGATATGATGCGTACGGGTGCTGATAGAGATTCTTACAGCGCATATTTGCTTGATTCCAATGCAGTATCTGCCATCTTCGATGTAGACGGAGATGATAAGCAAGCTGCTATTGCAAATGAAGCAAACGCCGTATCTCGTATCGAGGTATTGAGCGCCGAATCTGTGGCAGGATATCCTGATGCTTACATTTACCACTTTTCCAGCAGTGATTCCATCACTATGAATATTCGTTATAATGCAGTCTTGTCATCCGGCGAATGCCATCGATGCGCTGCTGTGACGATGACTTATACGAATGGTTCTTGGAAAATCGCAAAAATCAATTCTACTAACTCACTGTTCACGAATTTAACCGCATTCAACCCTGAATGGTGAGAATTTGAGTAAGGAAGGAAGTGATTCCGCACTTATCTTTGTGTGAGAGATAGTGCGTAGCATATGATTGGTGGACTTATCATTGCAACCATGGTCTGCATTGCTTTGTCGGGATTTTGCTTTATCGGGAATCAGTATGATTTGCTGCCAAGCTTTATTCTTGACGCTGGTCATTATGAGTTCGTTAATGTATTGTATTGCTTGTTTGCGATTGCGTCCTTTTTGTGCGCCTTGATTGCTTATAGGCTTTATAAGCGGGAAAAAGAATTTACAAATGGAACTCATGTCCCAACATTTATGGATTACATACGAGCAAATCAAAGTGAGTATGAAAAACTTTTTGAGGAATATCAGGGGGAAGAAGAACAGAAAAGTGAAATTCTTGTTCCAAGTGATGTAAAAGACAAGTTAGAAGAAGAAGACAGACAGAAAAAACAACAACAGATTATTTCCCCGACTCTTGATGTTAAAAAAATCGGAGAGGGTGTCAAGGAACCAGAAAAGCAGGAAATCCAAACGCATTCTGCATCCGAAGTGGCTCATGTGACCGTTCCTTCGGAGCCTGCTCCCGTGGAAAGCCTGCCACCAATTTCTGTGCCCGTCTTCAAAGCCAAATCCATTTCAACCGTTACAACAAAGACCCCTGTCGCAGCGGAACCCAAGCCAGAATCCATTGTCCCGCCGCCTCCCATTCTTCCTAAAGTTTCTGTTGCTCCAAAGAAGGTTTCTGAAAAGGTAAGCGATGCTCTTCCGCCGTTCGACTTAGCTGTACAGGCATTAAAGAGCGCCGGTGTATCAGAAGCTCTTTATGCTGTCAACGAAAAAAAAGAAGGTGCTGTATGCTCGCTGCATAGTCAAAGTGAATGGTTTATCTTTAATTATGAGAACGGGAAAATGGCAAATACAAAGATTTACACTGATGAAATGGAAGCTGTAAAGGCGTTCGTTCATAATGTAAACGAACTGGCAAAAAATAAATGAGTTTTTCCCGTACATCTGTACGGGATTTTTTATTCTGTATTATGAGGTATTTTATGGCTAATAACAAAGATGTTTATCGAGTACATGACATTCAGAAAGATACTCGTGTTTTTCTGACAGTCTCCGACATTGCAAAAGCATTGGGTGTGACAAAAAATGCTTTTCGGACTCAGGTAAAAAATGATGTAAGTTCTGTACCGTTTCCTGTAATCAAAATCGGAGATGTTATTCTCATTCCTCGCAAAAAGTTTTTAGATTATCTGGGATATGATTGCTACTCAGGAGAAAATGACTACTTTGGGTATCTTGTTCCTGATGAACCACCAACTGTATTGCCCAAAATGTAATGGAGAATTTCTATGTATTTAATTATTGCAGAAAAAAGAAGCGCTGCCGAAAAAGTTGGCTCCTGCATTAAAGGGGAGTCTTTTAAGAAAGGCGATGGCTTTATTCAAAGCCAAAACTACTATATCACATGGTGTGCTGGACATCTGTATACGCTTCTTGATTTGGAAGAATATGACCCGAATTATGACCCGAACGAAAAACATAAGTGGACTATGGATGGACTCCCGTTCTGTCCTCCTCGTTTTCGATACAAAGTGTCCCAGCCAAAGGGAAATGCATCGATGTGTGCCACGGTAAGAAAGCAAACCAAAGTCATTAAAAAACTGGCAAACGATGCATCCGTCTCGGCCATCTATCATTGTGGAGACTCCGATAGAGAAGGAGAGGTTATTGTCCGCAATGCTGTTCGTGCATTATTGAAAAGCAATAAACCGATTTATCGTATTTGGCTCAACTCCTATACAACGGAATCGGTCATGAAAGCACTTTCTGCAAAGGAGCCCGACAGTAATTATGACGGTTGGGATAATGCAGGTCTTGCGAGAGCGCATGAAGACTGGCTGTTCGGTATTAACGGGACGCGGTACTTGTCTTTGAAATCAGGCGTTCTTTTGCCTTGGGGACGCTGCAAGTATATCATTACAAAAGCAATCGTCGATAGGGAACGCGCAATTACCAACTTTGTTCCTGTGGACTACTTTGCTGTTGTTTCGAAGACGAATGTCAAGGGATACGATATTGAACTGACAAGCAAAAAAACATTCGATAAGGATTCCTCGCCTGATGCTGTAGCTCTTGCAAACAGGTATAATGCAGCGGGCGCAAAGGTCACATCTGTAAAGAAAGACCGTGTTACTGTAAATCCCGGAAGACTGTTCAGCACAACAGAACTGCAGGCTTTTGTTTCATCGCATTATAAGGGCACGGACCCCAAAGAAATTGAAGCGTCTTTGGAAGAACTTTATCAAAGCGGCTATACTACGTATCCCAGAACGAATTCAAGTTTTCTTACCGCAAGCGATGAACATGATGTAGACCTTGCCATTAACGCATTGAAGCGTGCTGGTTTTCAAAACCTTGTCAATAAACCAAAAAAGAAAAGCATTTACGATGATAGTAAGGTTGACGGACACTCTGCTCTGACTCCTACCAGTAATATCCCTGATATTTCAAAGCTGTCCCCGGCACAGAGAATAACCTATGAATGTATTCGTAATCGGTTCTTGGCTGTTTTCTGTTCGGAAGATTGTTTGGCAGATAAAACTGTTATTACTATTCGTTGCGATGATGAAGATTTCCAGCTTACCGGAACCATCAATGTCGCAAAGGGTTGGCTGCAGTATGAGCCGTTTGGTCAAAAAGATAAGGAAGTACCTCCCTTGAATGATGGAGAATCCGTTCCTGTTGATTTTAAGCCCGTCAAAAAGCAGACTGCACCGCCAAAACGGTTTACTGTTGCCTCTTTTGGTGCATGGTGTAATGCGCCTTGGCGTAATGAGGATGATTCCGAGAAAACCGATTACACAGATGAAGAATGGAAGCGTATTTTGCATGAAGCTACTATTTGTACGGATGCAACGCGAACGCCTACCATAACAGAGTGTCGGAATGTCGGGTATATCAAACTGTCTAAGGGAACGTATTCTCCCGACACGAAAGGGTATCAGTTTGTTGATGCTTGTGAAAAGCTTGGACTTACATTTACTGTCAAGGAAGTCATGGATTTGTCTATGATGCTGTTTGATGTAAGAAAAGGAACCAGAACCATTGATGAGTGCGTAAAAACAGCAATGGAGAAGTTGAATCTTATGTTTACACATAAAAACGCCGAAGTAGAAAATCTTCGTCCCGAAAACACTCCCATTTGTAAATGTCCAAAATGCGGCGGCAATATTATCGAGTGGAAAGAATCCTATTCCTGTTCGAATAAAGGCTGCCCCGCTGTTGTTTGGAAACACAGCAAGGTTCTTGAGAAAATCAACGGTAAAAAGAAGACATTCTCAAAGAAGGATGCCATCACATTGTTTTCCGGCAAGCCTGTATCCGATAAAGGCTGTGTGAGTCAAAAGACGGGTAAAACCTATGACTGTCTTTTGTATCTCGATTTGACCGAAGAAAAGGCGCAAATGAAAATCACATTTGATTCCGCAGCCAGCACCGGCAAAAGTGTTGGAGTGTGTCCTGTATGCGGAAAGAAAATGGTAGAGCGGCCGAACAGCTTTAGCTGTGAGAATTCCTCTTGCGGCTTTACTATCTGGAAGGAGACGAAACGATTCTCTGATATTTTGAAAATCGACGCAGAAAAGGCCAAGCAGCTTCTTGACGGGAAGGGCGTACCTTTTGAACTTACAAATAAGAAAAACGAAAAATATACTACCAACTTGCTTCTCACTGTAAGTGTTTATAATGGGAAACATTATCCGAAATTCGATTTGCCTGTAAAGCCTCCAAAAAAGTATTGAAATTTCCTTGCAATTTGCTGCAAAGTAAATATCATAAAACCATAATATAAATCAAATTTTGAGAGATTGCAGCCTCGTGTGGGAGGGTCTGCCGCTTTATACATTCAAATTCGGTATTTTAAGCCGCTATCTGTTTAAGGATGGCGGCTTTTTGTCGTCTTTGAATGTTTTTCTTTTTTATCTCGCTATCATTGCGAGTTTATATATAAACGCAAATCAAAAAAACAACCCGACTCTTAAAGGAATCGGGGCAAAACTCGAAAGGAGAGTTTAAAATGTTCGATGAACTCGAGTGCAGCTCGTCTGAGTTGATTAGTCTGTACGACTATGACCCGATGCGGGAGTATGAACTCCGGCTTGAATCCGAAATCGAAATCACAAATGAAAAACTGTGGTCTGATGAAGATGAGGATGATAAGCCCAAGAAGCGTCGCCGTTCCAGTGGTCGTCGTAGGACGCGAACAACTAAAAAAGCCGTGTAAACGTAAATCTAAAATCATTGAGGAGGTAAATCGCAATGAAGAAGAACAACAAAACCGTAGTGAGTGTGGATGTTTCTAATGTCCGCACACGGAACACTTGGGGCTCCGTAAAACCCTACACGCGTGTTGAGATGCCCAAGACTGCTTATAAACGGCAGGGGAAAGGGCGCACTCCTCGCGGCGAGCGATAATATCGCTATTGGCAGACTGGTTTTGTACCAGCCTGCCATTTTTGTTCTCAAAATGAACGCACAGTTGTATAAAACCACTTTTTGTGGTATAATATAAGTAAAGAACAAAAGTATTCGTTTGTGCTATGTGTGAAGAGGTGAATTGAATTTTGGATATTAGCGCATTGAAGATAGCCCCTGCTAAAGCAGGGCAATTAAGAAATAAGGGAATCGGAACGGTAGAGCAGTTATTGACCACTTATCCGATTCGATATCAGGATTATAGAAAAAGAACGTCATTAACTGAACTGTCAAACCACATAGGCCAGTCGATTACGGTTGTTGGTGAAGTATGTAATCTTCGTGGAAATTACCAGAAAGGTATGGTTCTGTGTTCGCTCACGGACCATAAAGGCAACTTTGTCAATATCGCATGGTTTAATCAGATTTTCATAATGAAGCAACTATGGAACGGTTGCAATATTCTGGTTCATGGGAAGCTCACCTACAACGATACATATAACAATTATAATATTGCCGGACCCACTTATTTCTCCTTGAATATCGGAACAGGGGATGACCTTATTCCTGTGTATCCAAGCATCAAAGGAATGTCCAGCAACTATTACAGCGACTGTCTGATAAAGGCTCAGAATCTCTATGCATTTACTCCGTCAATTTTAAGGAATCCTATCAACACAGCTACTGAGGAAAACTTGAAGTTGCTTCCTCAAAGAGATTTTATCAGGATTGTACATCATCCGCAGACTGATGAGGATTTAAAAGCTATCGAGAGACGAAAGGCTGCCGAAGTTCTCATTCCATTTGCGAAAGAGCTTACAAACAGAGAATCTGTTATCGCTACACCAAGATATACTGAAATCAATCTTGCAAAAACAAATAATCTGATTCACAGCGTTACAGCTTCTTTGCCCTTTGAATTGACCGAAGACCAAAAATCTGCGGTCAATGCCTTGCTAAGTGATGTGAAAGCTGGCAGAAGAATCAATGCTCTGATTCAAGGCGATGTTGGCTGCGGCAAAACAGTAATCGCGGAGCTTATCTCGGCCATTTTTGCTGTAAATGGATATCAGTGTGTAGTTATGGCTCCGACCAAAATCTTGGCAACTCAGCATTACGAAGACTTTAAAAAGCTTCTCACACCTGTTGGTATTGAGGTAGAGCTTTTGGTTGAAGGGCAAAAAGCAGCCGAGAGAAAGAAAACTATTGCGCGAATCAAAGACGGTTCTGTGAAAATCATTATCGGAACAAGTTCTGTGCTGTCGGAGAAAGTTGAATACAAAGACATTGCGCTTTTGATAACAGATGAAGAGCATCGGTTTGGTGTTGCACAGCGAGAAGCTTTAATGGAAAAAGCCAAGGATGGAATCCATTGCATTAGTATGTCTGCTACACCTATTCCGCGCAGTTTGGCATTAGCTATAAATGGAAATAGCACGAGAATCATCGATGTTAAAACTATGCCGAGCGGGCGAAAACCGGTACAGACCATTCTTTTTGGTAACGAGGAGAAAACATACGAGGCCATGTACCGTCAAATCGCAGAAGGGCATCAATGCTATATCGTCTGTCCTTTGGTCGATAAGTCAGACTCGGAATCTATGGAAAATGTAGAGTCCGTGGATGAAACTTATCAAAAAGCAACCGATTACTTCCAGACGCATCATCCATCTGTAAAGATTGCTGCTATCACCGGTAAAACAAAGAAGGTTGAACAGCAGGAGATTCTGAACGCTTATGTTGCTGGCGATATCCATATCCTGATTGCAACAACTATTGTTGAGGTTGGCGTAAACGTTCCGAATGCTACAGTTATGGTCATTAAAAATGCCGAGCGATTCGGACTAGCACAACTTCACCAGCTAAGAGGGCGCGTCGGTAGAAGTTCAACACAATCTTATTGTGTTTTGCTCAGTAAGGACAAAGAGAATCCTCGACTTCTTACTATGGTAAGAACGACAGATGGATTTGAAATCGCGAAGGCTGACCTTGAACAAAGAGGTGCTGGAGACCTGATTGGCGTTGAACAAAGCGGATTTAATAAAGTTCTGACCTGTATGGCGCAGTATAAAGAGCTTTACAATGCAATCTTGTCAGAAATCGGAAAAACAATTTGAGATGATAGCTGCCAGTGATGGCAGCTATTTTTTGAAAACTTTTTTAGAAAAATACTTGCTATTTGCTGCAAAGTAAATATACTCAAGACATCACAAAAATAAAACACTCCTTAACGAGCCACGCTGTAATTTATAATCAGCTTTAAAGCTGCTATCTCAAACGAGATGGCGGCTTTTTTGTTTTTATTTTTGTTTTTCACGTCGTAAGACGAATTCGCGATGCGGGGACGCGGATTATATAATCCACTCTTTTGAGTGGTTTCATCGGAGCGATTCGATGTTTTATTTATAAAACCACTCATCGAGTGGCAGCGCTGAAGTGATTTGGCGAAAAAAATAAAGAAAAAGCAAAAAATAATTTATGTACTGGAGGTACACTGCAATGACAAATACGAACATTTACACCCGCCTGAACAACCTCGTTTGCGCCCTTCGTGCCGACGAAGACAACTGTGACCTTGTCGGAACTGTCAGGGATACAGTTGATTCGTGCCGCAATTATGTCGGCATGGTCGACCGCATGGAAGCGAACATCCGAACGGCTCGCGAGACCATGGATGCTGAGGATTTTCGTCGCAGAGTTCAGACTCTCGACATGAATCGCCGCACAGCACATGAAGGGCTCATGATTGATGTTAACATGCTTAACAAAATCTGTGCCAACATCGGTATTCCGCCTGTCGCTGATGTGGACGAGGACAACCGTGAGAGCTACTACTCGTTCGCCAAGAAGGTTGCCGAGGCAGCTGAGTTAGGTGAATTCCAAGAGTGGTAATTCTCTCCTCAGACAAGCGCTTTCCCTCACGGGCAGGCGCTTTTTTTGTGCCTCCTGTTGTGGTATAATATAAGAAAAACCATAGCGAAAAGGAGACAATCATGAGTAACATTGAAAGAATCGAAAAGCTCGCTTCCGCTGTTGATGTGGATATGCAGGAAGACGTGGAAAGCGTTGTCATTAACGCCGGAAAATACGTTGCTGCTGTAACAGAGATGGAATGCTCTGTCAGAAACATGCAAGGCTTAAAGGGTCAGGACTATCGTGACAGGGTAAGTCAGACTGATACCGCAAGAACGCGTGCGCATAACGCGTTTATCGATGCAGTCAATCTTGCTAATCGTTTGGCTGAATCCGTCAACGCTGAAAAAATCTACACCGGAAGCTCCGAACGACGCGCATATGGTGACTTTGCCTTTGCCATCGTAAAGGAAATCTTCGAGAGTCGAAAGTAACTCATGCCGTCCCGCTTATTGCGGGGCGGTTTTTTGTTGCTATTTGCTGCAAAGTACATATAATTCAATATATAAGATAAATCATAGTCTTTTATTCTATCTGGTAACGACAGAAAAGTTTATCTTATATTCAAAATCTGATTTTAGCAGTCATCCTCTTCATGCAGGGTGACTGCTATTTTTTGTGAAAGGAGAAAACTCATGGATTATAAGAAATTCTATAACCAGCTTATGAACAAGGATTTCAAACCGAAGCCGAATACCTTTTTTACTTCTGGTGAGTACAAGAACTATTCTGAGGTTCAGGTTGGTGCTGTTGTTTCTACCGCAGTGGATTACATTCGTAATGTGCTGCACTTTGACATCCCACAATATGAAATCATGCGTCGTTCATCTGTGCCTGTTTTTGTCCAGTATAACGAAAACGGAAACACAGCATACACGGATGGTTCCAAAATTGTAATGAATGCCGCCAATGACCTCGTTACAAACTACAAATCCATCTACATGCAGCACGCATCACTGCAGGGTATGCTGCGCCACGAGACTGCGCACATCCTATTTACGGACACTTCTGTAATTGCAAAATGGTGTAAGGCTCTTGTTTACGGGAGTATGCTTCACCAGCCGGACAATGTGAATACTCCGGACGGCAAAGAAATCATAAAACGCCTTGCAGATGACCCTGTCTTTGCGGGTGTCTATGCTAACCTTGCAAAACGCATTGAAAACAGTGTGGAAGACGGCTATATCGAGGCTGAGCTCGACACCATCAATGATGGTATGGGTGATACGATTCGGTATCTTGCAACCACAAATGCAGCCATGATTGAACAGCTGATGGATGCGGACGGATTCAACTATGAAAAGTATGACAGCAAGTTCAATGCTGTCGCAACTTTCATCCTCGTGTACGCAAAGTTCGGTTATGAGTTCACTAATGTTCCTGAGGACATGGTATCGTTCTTTAATACACTTAAAGGTATCATTAAGGAGTGTATTTCCAGCCGTGTGCCGACTACCAGAATCGCCAATATTAACAAGCTTATGATTGCCATGTATCCCGTTCTGAAAGAACAGATTGAGAATGTCAGTGATGCAATCAACGACCAGATGCAGTCAAGCGGTCCTTCCGGTGAGAACAATGACAGTGAAGGCCAGCGTGGTGAAGGGTCTGGCTCCGGCTCTGACGGTTCTGATGAATCCGATGAATCCGGTTCGTCTGACAGCCAGTCTAAGTCCGGCAAAGGCAAGCAAGGCAATGGTGCTGGTGGTTCTATGAGTGGTTCCGATACCATCCTTATTCGTTCCGATAAAAAGACGGACGAGAACAACGAAAGCGGTTCTGACGAGGATAGTGGCAAAAAGGGAGAAACATCTTCCGAAAAGAACGATTCTGCCAGCCAAGATGCTTCTGATTCTTCGACTGGCAAGTCCGGGTCTGACAAAAAGGACACGAGTGATGGCAGCAATTCTTCCTCTAAAGGCAATAGGACGGATAGTTCTGATAAAGGCTCCGGCTCTGATTCCAAGAATGCAGACGGCACATCCGAAACGGATGCAAAACCGAATGGGAGCAAGTCTGATGAAGGGAAATCTGATAAGGATGCCAAAGCAGAGGGCGGCAAGGATAGAAAGAATACATCCACTGAACCTAAAAAGATGACTGCCAAAGAAGCCGAGAAAATCAAAAAGGAAATCGATGACATTTCTCAGAAAGTTCCTTCTTCGGATAACAATGATTGCACTGATTCTTCGTGCAAGACTTCTTCCATCTTTAACAGCAACAATGTTGGAGCTGATGCGAAGAACAATGCTGGTGAAAATGTGCGTCAGCAATCCAAGCAGGAGGTAGGCAAGAATCCTCAAGACAAGGAGATTCGGAATATTCCGGGTGGTTCTGGTCTTCCGGAAAAATCAGCCTATGATGATGTCACTTCGATTGTTAGCGACATGCAGAGAACCGCTGCGGAAGCAAAAACCGAAAAGCAGCGCGAAAAAGATTTGAGAGAGGAAGCTGCCGAGCTTACCGATAAGTACAAAAACATGCTGGCTCAGCAAAAGTGTCCTGATATCGGTTATTTCAACCAAAAAGCGCGTTTTCTCGATGGTATAGGAAGCATCAGCATCACTCGCGTGGTAACACCTCCGGTAGGCGCAGAAAGCGTTTATCAGGCTGTTGCGGGAGTGGTCAAAAGTGTATCCCGGCCTACACAAAGAGAAATCATTAAGGCTATCAAGGACAAGAGAAACGGCTATAAGCTTACCGGCCTTACAATGGGTCGGAGAGTCGAAGCCAGTCTCATCCATCACAATGATGGCAAGTGTTTTTCCAAGAGTAAATCTCCGGAAGATGTTCCTGAGTTATGTGTGGGTGTTTTGCTCGACCAGTCCGGGTCTACAATGGGTGAGATTATCAACTATGAACGCTTACTGGCGCTGACTATCGAGGATATGTGTCGTTCGATTGAAATCCCCGCGATTATCAATGGATACAGCGGTGGCGGTGGTACAGTAAGAATTATTTCCTATGTTGAGCCGAATTCCGTAGACCGGAAAAACGCTCTTCGGTTGACTTCTATGCTTGCTGATGGCGGTACTCCTACCGCAGAAGCGCTTGCATATATGCTGAACCGGCTGGAAAAGCGCCCTGAGCCTTCGAAGATTTTGTTTGTTGTTACTGACGGAAACAGCAACAATAAAGCATATCTTCCGATGCTTTTGGCCGAGGCAAAGCGAAATCATATCATGGTCATTGCTGCAGGCATCGGTGCTTGTCGCCAAAGTATTCATTCGGAGTTTCCTGAAAACTTCTTGGATATCAGCGATATGAACAGCATGCCTCGCAACATCTGTAATATCATCAAACGTAAACTTGTCAAATAAAGGAGGACGAGAATTATGTTGTACGGGCTGATGCAGTCCGATGGGAAAATCATCCGCAAAGAGGCTGAGCTCTATAAGCTTCTTATCACAGCAACCGACAAGGATGGTAAGCGTTTCAACAAAAAGACTTCTGCGACCGTAAAGGTTGGAGATACCGTCTATCGTGAACGCTATGTATCCGCCATTTTTGAGTGTACATGCGACACATCCGATGGACAGTCTGCACGTACTCATCTTGGTCATACTTACAAGAAAACCGGAATGATTCGCGCCCCGTTTAAGGTGGTTGCTATCGATACCTAAAAAATATGCCGCTGTCTCGAAAGAGATAGCGGTTTTTTCTTATGTATGCTGTTTTTTTTATGCCCCTTATTTCGCTAAATTCTTATTTAGCGAAGTTATGCCACGCTTGTTTTTATGTAGGAATTTACTCCCCCTTCGCTTTTCTCACTTGCATTTTTTAACGCAAATTTGCAGGACTTAATGCAAGATGCAGCTTTTAGTTTTGCAAATATTGCCCAGCGTCTGCATAAGAGCGATTCTACAATCTCCCGCGAAATCATCCGCAACCGTTATCAATTTAAAACCAGCGCCAACCACACCGTGCTCTGTGCCCGTGCAAATGTCTGCACAATGGCAAACCTTTGCAGCACCGATTGTAACCGTACAAGCTGCGCTGATTGCGCCGAGGTCTGTTAAGCGACTACCGGCTACGCCATTGCGCATATCATTCTTGCAAAGTCTATCGATGGATGTTTCGATTTTTCTAAAGCATATTTATCTTTTTCGGCTCAATGCATTATATTTATGGTATAATTTTCGTTGCAAAAGAAGATATAAGTGCCGGATTTAGCACTTATGTAAATACACATTGTGTAATTATTATGATATAATCCGATTTGTACAACGCAAACCAAAGGAGAAATATTAAATGCAGAAAGCATCGTACAGTCTTAGCGCTATCAGGCATTGCAAGCAATTAGTACAGAACACTTCTTGGAGTACGCGGCTAAAATCAGAACACTATTCGAGAAGTGCGGAGATAAATAGCTTGTTTGCTTCGTGCCAAGAACTCCTGAACAGCATACTGTTTTGTCCAGACCTCTCCCCTGCTTATGATTATCAGCAAATGGTCATTTCCAAAAAGTATACAAAAGCCCAGCTCGACAACCAGCTGCGCGTTTGTCGTTCTTTTGCTAATGCTCAAATTTCGCTTATCGAAGATGCAATAAAAGACGGTTCTGTGGATTGCCTGCCTTAATTGCTTCTCATATAAGGCAGTTCGCCAAGCCGGAGGCTGCCAACAAGTCGAAAGCCAAGCACTTAGAATTGACACACTTCTGTTCATTGCAGAGTGGACTTGCCCGGCGTAGGAATTGCAAAACATATAACTCTCCCCCTTCCCTATTGCGATGACAGCCACCAAATGTAGCAAACCTGTTTGTGTTAGTCTTTCGGTCAGAAACAAAGTCCTTCCTTGTGCTGTGGTGTGACAGTTTTCTACATAGATTAACTCTTAGAGATTTTTTTGTTTCTGTTGCTCCAACAAGATTGCCTCGGCATAATTCGGCAAAGTTCGTAGCGCAACTATAGCCTTATAAACCCGTTCTTGGTTGCAATATCGAATTCTGAAAAGACTCACCCAGCATCGAGGTGAGTGGTATGAAAAAAAGATATTCTTTTATGCGGTTTTCTCCGGCATATACGATAGAATCGTATATAGTGGCAAAAATCTGACAAATTCGGGTGCAAGGTGTCTGCGCACTTCTGCAAATACACACCATTTTATCGACATCTCAGACAAACTGTTCGAGTCAGAAGCGCTTTTCGGTAGTGTTGGCAGTGCTTGCTGTCTCTCAGAGTTACATCGCCCACAATACCAGCGCCGCGACTACAGCAACAGCTACAAGCTGCCGTTACCAAAATAGCCATAATCGTTTGCCATAGTACACTACCTCATTCGCTATATTTGTCCTTGTTCCCTGTGAGAATATCTTCGCAGACAGACGCATACTCCGGCAGCATCTCCAAGAACGGCGTCCAGCGCAGACGCACTTCTTTGGTTTCCATCTCATCCAGATTACTGCTGTCATTCCAGCTTTCCGTTTCCAAAACGACATCGGTCACAATTTCGCTGAACAGACGGTACGCTAAGCTGTGCGTTGTGTGGAAGCTGCAATATTCCTCGCCCAGCCGCTTATCTGGATTTATAGTCATAAGAACATACCCGATTTTCTCGGACCAGACAAGGTCTAAGTTGGAATGCCGGTGGATGTACCCGGAGAAAGCATCGGCAATACGGTCCATTTCGGCATCACGCTTTATATACTTAACATTCATGGTGCTTGTCCTCCAAAATCCTTATAGTCTCAATCTCGGATGCGCCGAGCACAGGAGTGAAGTGGTGTGGCTCGATTACAGAGAGGTACGCATCTTCCGCACCGTTCTCAGGATAGAACTCATCCACAACGCCGCGATGCTCCACGGTATCATTGCTGCGTGTCCATGCGATTCGAGTTCCACAGGAGCATTTTGCCATTACATTGATAATTTCATTTCGTATCATTATTTGCCTCGCATCATTCATAGAAAGGGAGTTTCTTACTAAACTTTGTAGCCAGCTCTCGTGCTGCGATTCGTTCCGCAGCCAGATGGTATCGTTCATCACTGTCTGGCTCTGTAGCTTCAACCTCTGCTTTCATTGTGTTCTCGTACTGGAGCAACGCTCTGCAGATGACATCTATATCGAACTGCCGGGTCGGGCCAAGGTCGTAATATTTGTTTCGTCCTGCGGGAAGTGTTGGGATGTTCATACCTGTGCTCCTTTCTCAGTCTCCTTCTTTGGACTCTTCGGCTTCATACGGTGCAGTGTATTTGCACTCAGGGAAGTTCTTGCAGCCATAGAATTGACTGCCCGGCTTCGGACCAAACTTTGCAACGCGGAGCACCAGAGCGCCGCCGCACAATGGGCAGACCTTCTCGGATTCTTTCTTTTTCTTTTCTAATACGCTCTTCGGAATAGAACCTGTCTCAATCCACTTACGGAATTGCGTGACAGACATACTGTACTCAATGCCGTCTTTGTCTTTCAGGTCGATTCTGACGGCTCCGTCAATATAGTTTGTCAGCATGTATTTCTTCTGTTTTTCAGTGAGAGGGGTCCACGAATATATGTGTTCAGAAAAACAGATTATACAGCTGTTAGGAACAAATCTGTGACGTGGATAATTAGAATAATTTGTCATGTCAATTACCTCAAATGTAGTGAATTTGGCTGCCATAGTCAGTGATATACACTCCAACTGTGTGGTTGGGGTGTTTTTCTCTCTTTACCAAAATTATATCAGACTGCACATCCTATAATTTGGACTTCCAGCAAGAATACATCATCTTCGGGATAATGTACAAAAACTACAAACAATTTTTGCCATGCAACATCTAAGACGGATTGTATTTGTTTTGCTTTTCGATAGCATTCCCTTCTTGCTGTCTTGTTCTCAGCACATCCAGCAGCCAACGAGATTCTTAATGAGGTAATTGCCAATTCATTTTTCTGTTTTTGATTTTTTGTTTTCAGAAGACACATATTACTTCATACCGTGGAGAACTGTGTTGTCTATAACAACTGCAATCTCTTAGTATGTTCGACGTACTATTCCGCGCAATCTGACCAAAGAGAGATTTTTACACTTCAAAACCGTAAAAAACTACGTTTAGATATGCTGAGAACCCATTCGCTGCTCTCCCCTTCGCTGTTTCTAATCAAACCTCCTTGTTTATAAAAGGAGTTTTTTTGTTGCCCTTTTTTAAAAAATGCACTTCAAATAGCACGCAGACGAATACTATCTGTTAAACTATTGCAGATAAATACAATATGTAATGCTGCAATTCTCTGTTTTGTAAGTTTTTTGCTCGTCATTGTTGTTATTTAGAACACATTTTCCGAATCATTTGAGGTACTATTGCAGATTTTGAAAAAAGAAACTCCTTTTATCAAAGGAAAGCCTATTTTGCTTTTGTTCTGAGGACTCTCTGGTATAGCATAGAAATGAACGAAGCATCACAAGATTTCTCGTAATTTTTAAAAAAACTTCTCCCTTTCTGATTTAGAAAGCCATTAAAAAACGAGCATTTTATTTCGATACTTCGTTGTATTTACTTTTTCTGTTTTTTAAAAAATAAAACTCCTTTTATTGTGTAAAGCTCCTTCCTTTACACGCTTATCCTCGTCCGCTCTCCTTCCCTGTTACTTGTCTTGAACGGAATTCTTTCCGGCAAGAACAAGTTTTTGCCGGAATTTAATATTTTGAAAAACAAAACTCCCTTTATCAAAATGCAAAAAAGTAACTCCCCTTATCAAATCTAAAAAACAAAACTCCTTTTATCGAAATTTATCGCGCAATCTGAAAAAAGAAACTCCGTTTGGTTCAACAAAACTGCTTCGTCATATCTTATGTAGTCTTTTGTTCCACATATAGGATAATATATGGTTCAAATCATAACACTTCGCCTGTATTTCACGATGCAACGATATAACGCAAGCCATTTTTAAAAAATAAAACTCCTTTTATTCTTCATTCCACTCCCCTACCGTCCATACAAGACGTAGCTTTCCATTGCAAAATCCAATTTTTGAAACAATAAAACTCCTTTTCTTAAAATTTGAAAAAAGAAACTCCTTTTATGAAGGGCTCAACTGTCGCGTTTAACAAGGAAAAATAATGGTAATGCTGCAATCAGGTTCGTTTTGCGCAGGAGTAGTACGAGATACAAACATTCTGCGTCCAGAGCTCATTTTTTAAAAAAAATCTCTCCCCTTTATCTTGTGAGCAGTGTTTCAAAAGCACACAATTTATAACGGTATATCGATGATATATACTGTCCTATTTTTAAAAAAACAAATCTCCTTTTATGGCTGACGCCATCGCTATAAACCCTTTCACCTCTCCCCTTCCACGCCAGTGATGCAAAAAGTATCACGACAGACATGGAATTCTCTCCGACTGTCCATGATTTTTGCAACAAAAGACTCCTTTTCTCAAATTTTGGAAAACAAACCTCCCTTTCTCAAATTTTGAAAAAAGAAACTCCCTTTGTCGGCACTCCCCTACCCTTCTCCTTTGCAGCGAAAAAGACAACCGATGCATGACACCTCATATGGATGAAGCGAAGCATTTTCTCGGCCTTTGTTTTACGGTGGGGTTTTTCTTTGAAAATTTAAAAAACAAAACTCCTTTTATCGTATCCGCTGGCACTCCCCTCTTCCTTGACAGAGTTCAGAAAGCGCCGTTTAGTCATGGGTAAATCATCTAATACGGCAAGTTAGTCTGCCATGTGAATGCTATTTGTCAGTCAAATTCTACCTCAAAAGGAGTTTTGTTGATTACAATATCATCAAAAATTCTCCCTCTGACCCATCAATTCGACTCCTTCTGAAGGTGAAAAAAACTCCTTTTGAGCATCAACAAAACTCCCACCCTACATATATATAATAAATAGAAATAAAGAGATAAAAAATAAAATTATTATTTTTAAAAATAACGACAGACAATAAAACTCCCTTTATCACAAAAGGGAAAATCTTATTGACAACTTCCCCTTTATGGTGTAGTATGTACTTGCGAAAAAAGGCCGAGAAAGCTTATAACGGGCGTTGTAGGATGTCGGGCTTCATCTAATAGAAAGCCGGTTACTATTTATGGCAAAGGAAAAGAAAACTGTTATTGAGGGCGAGGTTCTGGATAGTCAGAACCATCACTCCCCTGCTCGGAACAAGTTACCCGTTACGAGTATGACGGTAGTGACCAAAAGTAATGAGTTGATACAAAAGACTCGTTACTCACTTCCAAAGACGCAGCAGAAGTTGCTCCTTGCAATGATTGCGCAAATCAACCCCAAGGAAGACACTGACCCGAATAAAGTCTACACGATGTCTTTCAGTAATTTTTCACGCCTGACAGGTGCAGATACTCGCAGCTCGTCTTACAGGACTTATCTAAAAAACACCATCAAAAAACTGGCCGATTCGAGTTTCTGGGTGGATGATGGTGCAAAATCCAGTGATTTGTATCGCTGGATTAGCGGCGGAACGAATATCGATTTCGAGAATAAGACCATCAATATGCGATTCTCTCCGGAGATATTCCCCTATTTAACGCAGCTCAAATCCAACTATACAAGCTTCGATGTAGAATATTTGCTTAAAATGAACAGCACATATTCTATGCGTATTTATGAGATTATCCTCTCTTATGATAACGGCGAGGCAGATTACGGATACACCAATGGCATCGTATTTCAGCCTGCAACGGATGAATTTCTGAGAGCCAAGTTTCCCAAAAGCGCAAAGCGTCTTCATGGATTCAAGTATAAAGTTTTCAATATACAAGAATTAAAGCTTCAGCTCTCCCCTGCCCCGGATGACGGCAAGGGCGGAAAACAGGATAAGCCCTTAACGGAGAAATATGCGAGCTACAAAGATTTTGATAAAAATGTTCTTACCAAAGCAAAAGAAGAGATAAATGCTGTTTCCAATCTCTGGTTTGATTATATCCCTGCACGAATTGCCGGAGAAGGCCGTAAGGGATACCAGCTGCTCTATTTGTTCATTCGTTATAAAACAGCTGAAGAACTTGAAGAAATCAGAGAGAATAGTGTAGTATCCATCTATGATGATATTATCGTAGAAGACCGCAAAAACAGAAAACATAAAGATTCTGTTGCTGCTCCTGAAATTAGCAGAGGCTTGATATCTGCTGACATTTGTAAGTTGTCGGTGACAAGGGCAACCAGAGAGCTTGAAAAACTGGCAGACTATGAATCTATCCATGATAAATTTGGAAATGATTTTGAGTCCATGATATCGGGTGTTCTTGTTTATGTGGCTAGAACATTAACAAATAAAAATCCGAGAAAGGCAAACCTTGCAAAAGAAACATTAGATGCTTTAAATCGTGTTTTGGAGCATAATGAAAACCTTAAATATTGGGTTGTTGGCATGGCTCAAATGATGATTGAAAAAAGAGATGCTGGCAAGTTGAAGTCAGCGCAATACAATGCTGCAATCGTAGTTAATGCGATTGAAGATGTTAAAATTATTGAGGATGGAAAACAGAAACTTAAAGCGATAGAGAGCGGACAGGCTGATAAGTTTAATCAGCGTTGGATGAGTCAGTTCGATGAATAAGACACCTGCCCCCTATTCTATTTGCAAATTTGCAAAAACAGCAAAACACTCCCGCAGCCAGATGGCACGGGAGTATTTTTTGTGTAAAATTTAGGAGCAACAGAAACTATTGATTCTTGCGTTTTTACTTTTTGTATAAAGGTGTTGAGAAAATCTACAAATATGGGAGCAACAGAAACATTTGAAACAAGAGTTTTCACTGATAGAAACGGGCGACATTTATCCCCTATATATTGTTGACATTGCCTTCTAACATGATATAATTATAGAATAAACAGCAACAGAAACTTTATACTTACAGATTTTACTTGTGAATTGAACGGAGATAAAAATGAGCGCTAAAATCATAACTATAGCTATTGAAAAAGGCGGCTCTGGAAAAACGGTGACCGCCTCTAATCTTGCATACCTGATGGGTGATGAAGGCAAAAAGGTGCTGTGTGTGGATACAGACCCGCAGGGCAATTTGACATTTGCTCTTTCTGGCGGCAACAGTATTACGAGCGGCATTTATCATGGCAAAGCGTTGTATGATTTGTTTGACGGATTCAGATATACCCATACGCGTGACTATATCGTAGAAACAGAATATGAGAATGTTGATATGATACCTGCAAGCAGCCAAACACCTCGTATCAACAAGCGTCTGCAAGACTTATATGAAGATGCACAGCAATTTAAGGATGGAGACCCCAAAAAGCTATCGAGCATGGGTGACTTCCTTCTCTATTTCTTGAATCAGGTGCGCGATGATTACGACTATATCATCATCGACACGCAGCCCACTCGCGACAGCCAAATACTTTCCAATGCCATCGCAGCGGCGGATTATGTGCTGATTCCGATGCAGTGTGATGCTTTTTCCGAAGATTCTGCTTTTCGCACCTATTCGATTTGCAGTAAGTTGAGCAAGGACCCGGCGTCCAGACTCAAAGGTATTGGTGTAGTTCTTACGATGGTAGATAAAGGCGCGGCAACGCGTGAGACGCGGGAGGAGTGCAAGTCAGAACTTGGCTCCGCACTCTTTGAGGCGGAAATCCCGATGGCTTTGGCGGTCAAAAGCTCTGTAAGAAAATGCGTGCCGGTTTGTTATTCGGCGAGAACGCAGCCCGTAGGCAAAAGTTATGCCGCTCTTTACGAGGAATTGAAAGAACGCCTTGATAAGCTGGAGGAGAACTGAAATGGGTATGAAGACTAAGCCGTCGAAGGCCAGCGCAAAGAAAGTTGTCATGCCGAGCAAGGAAGCAATTATGGATTGCAATAATAATGAAGCAGGAGAACTCTTGCTCAGTAAACTCGTGAACGATAAAACTATCGAGTACGCCAGCAGAGATATCATGCTCTCTGATATAAGGCTCAATCCAGATAATGAGGTCTTCCGGCAGGATGATAACGATGAGGATATCAAAACTCTTGCGGAAGATATTGAAAGGAATGGACTGATGCACAACCTTGTCGTACTGCCGCAGCAGGAAGGCAAGAACACAGTGTACATGTTGATTTCCGGTGAGCGTCGCTATCGTGCTCTTAAATATCTGGAAGAAAAAGATGCGAGCTGGAATACGGTAAAGCATTGCAATGTTATCACAAGCGATTTAACAGATAACGAGAAAAAGGTTTTGCTTTACAGTGCCAACCTTCAGGTTCGCGGCGGATTTGGTAATGAAAAGATTCGTCGGAAGGCAATGGTCAGCTTTATTGAGTGTCTGCAAAAAAGCCCATACAATCTGACCGAGGCGCAAGCAAAGAAAACAATCAAGAGCCTGAGTCCGGAAAATACCAAAACGCTGGATAGGGACATCAGAACAGAAAGAAACCTTTGCGCAGAACTTAAAGTGTTATTGGACGGAGGGTATGTTAGCAGAAGCGAAGCAGATATCTATTTGCATTTCCCCAATGACAAGCAGGTAATGATTGCTGAAAAGCTGCAAGGACTATTCGCTGTAGATTGCCATTCTGACGCAGAAAGACCAGACGAGCGTAACAGCGTTGAAGTACGACGTGATAACCTGCACATCACATTCCGTGAGGCGTTGTTTGCTGCAACCAAGGCCGGAACCTTTGAAGAGCTCGATGCAATGTTCGCAAAAGCTCTGGAAGATTATGAAACAGGATTGAAAACACTCAATGACAAAGCTGCTGAGTATGCTGCTGCGAAAGCAAATAATAGCGAAAAGCAGATGGAAGAGTTTGAGTACGATAATAAGAATCAGGCCGCCAAGGAAAAGAACGATAAGAAAAAAACGGTAAGGGCAGAGGTATCTAAGAACGCTGCGGAGACCGTCGTTCAGAAAAAAGCACCGGGAATCAAAAATCAGCTCGATGCAATTATCAACCGTAAAAACTATGTAAAATCCCTCAGAAAACAATCCCCGGAAGTTCTTGAACAGGATATTCGTGCGTTGAATGAAGTTATTGCAACAGCAACAGTTCTAAAGGAAATGATTGAAAAGGCACAAAGACAGGACGAAGAGCAATGAATTTGAGCGCGGAAAAACCAAATCGAAGGCCCATTCGGTTATGCTCTGCAGTTTATGATGCGATTGACAGCGAAGCTGCGTACCGTGGCGAGAAGGCGGGCACTATAGCCAATCGGATACTTGCTGATGAGCTAGATAAGGTCGCAAAGATAGGAATCAAACATTGCGTTGTATATGGTTCAAACAAATACAGAAGCATGACGGGGACCGACAGGGAAGGGGAGGAATGGTATATAATTCCCGCAAAGGAAGAAATAGAAAAACACCTTCCATCTAAAAGTGTAGGAGGTAAATCAAAGCAGGTCAGCTTTTACTTGTCGGACAAACACCTCGCCCTGTTGGAAGAAATTGTGCGTTTGCAGAACATAATTAAAACGGTAGACTTAGATGGCAAGATTCATACATTACGATTCGCGGTCGTTGGATTATTGCTTAATAATAAGCTGATTCGCGAAACAGGCGATTATGAGTGTTGAACTTTGCTGCAAAGTCTATATAATGGAATCATTAAGATAAGTCATAATGTCACGAACTACAGAGCGAGTGAAACGATGGGTTTTCTTAATACAATAGTTTACAAACGGTCTTCCTTAGCGGCAGACCGTTTTCTGTTGTGAGAGGAGCGTGAATATTTGAAAATTACCAAAAAGGAAAATCAAAAAAAGGTCGTTTATAATTTCGCTATTATTTCTTATCAAAAAGAAGACGAGAAAAGGGTGATTTTGAAGCGACTAACGATTCCGTTGGCGTGTACACCAATCGAGAGCTACGAGGAGTTTTGTGCTGTTGTAGAGTCGATTGAAAAACAGTACAACCAGAAATATGGAGATGCAACAGTTCTAATTGCTTTGCCGATGGATTTTTTCAGCTTTATTCAGAGATGTGATTGGCTTAAACAGACAGCTGAAAATGAGAAGCGTCACATTGTAGTTTCCATTACAGTAAAAAATAAGGCAGACACATCTTTTGTATGGCAAATTTTCAATACCGGCTATGGCAGTAGGGAAGTAGAAGCAAGCATTAAGGATTTTTGGCAAAGCGCCAATGGGCTAAAGAAAGTAAAAACCGAAATGAGAAACAGGGGGTATCAGGACAGCGATAATCTTTATGTGGATAATGTAAGGATTTTTGATTCCACCGGAAACGAAGGTTGGGATGACACCAATGTTCTCCTGTTTGAGAAGGAACAGGAATTTCTTAATAAGGATACTTATATGAATTTCTATCAGGAAATTCCGAAGTCTGTTTTCAACAGCGGACCTGTCGCAGACAAAAAATAGTATGCCTATAACGCCGACCCTCCTTGTTTGGGCCGGTGTTTTTTGTTGAAATGTAAGGAGAAATGAAATACATGAAACTCAAAGATTATTTAGAGGATAACGGTGTTGTTCTCTGGCAAGAAAATTCAGTAAATGGGCCCCAGCAAACAAAGTCTCTTGCTATGTACGATTATGTGGAAGGATTGGACCGCGTTCTTGGAAAAATGGTTTGGATTTGCGATTACCGTGCAAACGAAGACCCCAAGAAAAAACCAATTCGAAATATCGAGCCGACCCCGGTCGTCGTAACAGATGCCAAGGAAACGAGCAAGGATATTTATTATTCGCCCGTTTATTTCCGACCTGTAAAAAACGGAAAGGTCTCATCCAAAGTCATAGCCCCGATGGACAATACGGGATTTCGGTGCCATACAGGAGAGTCGGTAAACATTTTCTACACCGTTGAGGATTGTGTAAAGTGTTACCGCGAACAGGTGCGGCAAGCGAAGGCGGTTTACGAAGAAGAGCTTGCACGTATCACGAAGCTGTTTGATGAAAGAATTAAGAAGCTGGATGCATCACTTGTTCCGTTCGAGGACTACAACTGATAAATTTACAAAAAGCATAATAATTGTGCGATAGTTATTATCTGCACTTCTAAAAACGGATTTCTCAAACAGAGAAATCCGTTTTTTCACAAAAAAGGAGAATGAAAATGAAAGTAGCTTTTCTGAAATGTTGGCAAGAAAATTACCCGGAAGAAGGACCGGAGCTCACATGCGCTTTTCTCGACGACATAGAACGCATAAAGAGAGTTTACAATCGCAGAACTTTAAACGATGCTTCGGTGGATTGCTATGTCCACAATGAGCAGCATGTGAATACGTCTTACGGGTATCTAAAGGCAGGCGTTCCTGCAACGGTCGAGGAGTATACGCCGCTGCTCAAAGAACTGTACGCTGTCGGTTACGACAAAAGCAGCATCGAAGTATGCCAGAATTTCAAATTCTGATGTAAAAAACGCATAGAAAGGAAATAAAACATGGATAGTAGTTGGAAGAATCTTCAGATTCGCATGGAGGCTGCTTGGAATATGCGCACAACCCCTAAAACCAAGCGTCCTAAAACCGGTGATATCATCAGTAGCGCACATTCCCTCGATTGGAATAAAAAGAAGGTGCGGCAGCTTCAGCAGCAATGGAACGATGAAGTAACCAAACTTGTGGCTGACCGAAACAAAGCTATTTCGGATGTCATGGTTGATATCCTCACGCTCATCCGAATGGATATAAAAAGTGCATCTTCTGTCCTTATCAGTCATGATGCAGCGAAAATGCTTTGGGAAAAGGCGTATGAGTATGGTCATGCAAATGGCTTTACCGATGTCTATTGTGCCATTGAGAATTACGAAGAAGTTGTCATCGAAGCTTTGAAAGGGAAAGAAAAGTAACACAAGGGTATTTGCGAAAATGGGTGGTAAATGCAAAATAAAAGTACCAACAAAGCCAAAGTTTTGCCAACCGAATTTGTAAAGGAATGAGAAAAATTTATGGATTTATATGAAGTTGAAAGTAAAATCAAAGAGTTGGAAGCATCCTACAATAAAGAGGCAGACAATCTTATGCAGGAGCTCAATGCCTACAAAAAGAAGAACCCGATTCTTCCTCTTTATGGAGATGACCCGAATGTCGACAAGATGATTGCGAATAAAAATCGAATCATCCGCAGCCAGTACACTCGCCGCGAAAACAAAGTCCACAAGCTGTGGGAAAAGTTCTACGATGATGTCACGGACATTGTCACAGCAGAATATAATCTTCCCACAGATGTAGCCAAACTCGTTGTACAACAAGTGCGTGACCGGGATATAGGGCGCAGCGAACTCGCTTCTTATCTGGACCATTATGCAATCTTTGCCGAAACGGTTCTGGACGCTGTGTTTTGACATACTTCTATCCCTTACGCAATGGGCTTCCTTGGCGCCGATTCTGTGAACCTCTTGCGAATCTGTGCGAAGTGGCTAAAATTATAAATAAAGAAAGGAATTGCCCTGATGGAACTCGAAGAATATCTACAAGATAACAATGTAACCCTTTGGCGAAATAACCGTGCATTAGGACCTCAGCAGACGAAATCTCTTGCGGATTTTGATTACGCGGAAGGACTGGAAAACATTACGGGAAAGATGGTTTGGATTTGCGACTATCGAGCAAACGCAGACCCAACCAAAAAACCAATTCGTGGAATTGAGCCCACTCCGGTGGTGGTAACAGATGCCAAGGAGACAAATAAAACAATTTATTATTCTCCTATTTATTTCCGACCTGTAAAGAACGGTCATGTTATGTCCAAGGTGATTGCTCCAATGGATAATACAGGTTATCGGGGATATACGGGTGAATCTGTAAACATCTTCTACACGGTTGAAGACTGCGTAAAGTGTTACCGTGAACAGGTGCGACAAGCAAAGGCAATCTACTACAAGGAACTTGCTCATATAACCAATCTCTTTAATGCAAGAATTGGGGAACTGAGCGAGTCTTTGATTCCGTTTGCAGATTACAACGTTTTGGAAAGCACCGTAACGGTAAAGGTTCGTGCATGGACTACAACGTACCAAACTGCAGACTTTACCTTCAGCCAAGAAATGTACCCCACAGAAGAAAAAATCGACAAACTTAAAAAGCAGGCACTTCGTCTTTTACCAGAAAAGATTCGCAAAGAAACCGACTGGCAAGCGAAAGGACTTGTTTTAAGGAACGTAGATATTTACGTTCTCGTCGATGGAATGAACGATAAGAGCGCAGAAGAAAAAGTTGCGCTCGAACTGGAAATTTGAGATTGTCATCGAAGCTTTGAAATGGAAAGAAAAGCAATACAGAAAGGAAATAAAGACTATGACATTTAACAATGCAAAAAATCTTCATAACGAAGATGAAGTAACAATCAAAGAAACCGGAGAACATATGTGTGTATTGGATGCATATGAAAATCCAAACAATCCAAAGCAGGTATTGATTGAATGTGATGATGGAAATACTTATACACATCACGAAATCAAATGAAAGGAACGAATAATCAATAAAAATCAACGCTGAAAGGAAAATTTGAAATGCTTTCTGTTAAAGCAGGCAATTATCTCTGGATGGTCGAGTTTCGCTTTGGAGTTCCTTATCCCGAAACGATTCGCAAAATGGTGGTCACACACACGGATTCTGACACAAACCATTTTGAATGCATTCCGACTTCCGGAACTGCAAACCGCTTATATGAGTTCGATGCCAACGGTGTCGAGTATCGAGAAGACGCTTCGGTTGGCGATGAACAGTATTTGCTGGTTTTCGAGAACAAGGATACCATCTACGATATTTGCGACGCCGTCAGATGCACAAAAGCACTACATATGGCTGCGCAAAACGATTTTAACAGCGCTTCTCTCGAAACCCTTAACGCTGCCGCTGAGATTCTCGGCGTGAAATACGATAAGGTTAAGAGAAAGTAAAAATTAAGCAAGTCTCATCTCGTTTTTTGAGGCTTGCTTTTTCAATGTTCGATATTGCTAAAGCCGCTAAAAGTGGTGTATGATAAATACTACAGCGGCTACACTGAAAGGAACAGAACTATAATGACTGAATATATCAATACCTACAATGAACTCTGCGAGAAGGTCAAACGCTGGAGCGCAGCGTATTATGAGCAGGATGCTCCTGTCGTAACGGATGAAGAGTACGACCGTGCGATGCACGAGATTCGTGACCTCGAAGCCGCGCATCCAGAACTTGTCACCTCCGACAGCCCAACGCAGGTAGTCGGCGGCAAGCGCGTTATTGGCATTCCGGTTGAACACCGTGTCCCGATGCTCTCACTTCTGGACGTCTTCTCAGACGCCGAGGTGCGCGATTTCGCGGCTTCTGTAGCAAAGGAATATCCTGATGCCACCTTCTCTATTGAGCGCAAAATTGACGGCCTGAGCCTGTCTCTGGTGTACGCTAAGCCTGTCGGTTCTGACGGAAAGCTGCGGCTCGTACAGGCGTCCACTCGCGGCGACGGTCATGTTGGTGAGGATGTTACTGATAATGTCAAGGTTCTTGGCATCCCTATCAATATCCAGATGCCGGACGATATCTGGAAAATCGAATTGCGCGGCGAGTGCTATATGAGCGAAGAAGACTTTGAGGCGACCAACGCCAAGCAGGAAGCAGCAGGGAAGAAGCTGTTTGCCAATCCCCGCAACTGCGCCGCTGGTACACTGCGCCAGTCGGACCCGGCTGTCGCAAAGGAACGGAACCTGAAAGTGTTCATCTTCAATGTGCAGAGTGTCAATGACGAGGATGATTCCTCTGAGTTTGCCGACTCTCACTGCGACCAGCTTAACTATCTGCGCGATGTTTGTGATTTCAAAACCACCTACTACGCGCATTGCAATGATACCGACAGTATCCTCGTCGCTATCCGCGATATCGGGGAGCATCGGTATGATATCGATTATCCCATTGATGGCGCTGTCATCAAGGTAGACGAAATCGACATCCGCAAGAAGATGGGTGAGCGGACCAAAACTCCTAAGTGGGCTATTGCTTTCAAGTATCCCGCTGAGGAGAAGGCTACGGTTCTTCGCCGCATCGTATTGCAGACGGGTCGTACTGGCCGCGTCACTCCTGTGGCGGAATTCGACCCGGTACGGCTCGCCGGAACCAGTGTTGAGCGTGCTACACTGAACAATGCGGATTTCATCAAAGCTTTGGATATCCGTATCGGCGATACCATTGTGCTGCATAAGTCCGGTGATATCATCCCGAAGATTACCATGGTCGAAAAGGAGAAACGTCCGGCAGATGCCATGCCCTATGACATGTCAAGTCAGGTTTGTCCTGTCTGCGGCGAGCCTATCGCGTCTGTGAACGGGTCTGTGGACCTGTATTGTACGAACGATGCATGCCCCGCCAAGACGGTCAACCGCATCATCCATTTTGCCTCCAAGGCTTGCATGGATATCAAAGGACTCGGACCTCAAATTATTCAGGATTTAGTCGATAATCGGCTCATCTCCAATCCTGTAGACCTGTACTGGCTCTATGAGGATGAATCCGAACTCATCGACATGTACGGTGAAAAGACGGCCAAGAAGCTGCTTACAGCCATCGAGAACTCCAAGACCCAGAACGCAGACCGTGTACTTAAAGGTCTCGGCTATCGTCTTATCGGCGGTCATGTTGCGCGTGCTCTGTTTACTCAGTGCAAGGCAACGGACGGAAACCTGCTCGGTTTGTCTGTTTTGTATGTAGATAATATCAAGGATTGCAACATTCCCGGTTTCTCCGATGCCATCTACGCAGCTCTGGATGCCATGCTCTCTGACCCTATGTTCAAGCGAGAGGTCACGGCACTGTACAAGGCTGGTGTCAACCTCGATTACCATGCACCGACTGCATCCGCAAACGGTTCCGCTGAGGATGCTGTATTGCTTTCCGGTAAGACCTTTGTAATTACCGGAACCCTGCCCACGATGAGCCGCGAAGAGGCCAAGACCTTTATCGAGGCGCATGGCGGTAAGGTGACCGGCAGTGTATCCAAGAAGACCAGCTATCTGGTTGCCGGTGAAGCCGCAGGCTCTAAGCTTGATAAGGCCAACGCTCTGGGAATTCCCGTGCTGGACGAAGCAGGGCTTAAAGCCATGGTAAACCAGTGAGGTAGCACTATGTACGACACTAATCGGTTTATCCGTGCCGCCGAGCCTTGCGCGTACCATGAAGCATTTGCCGAGGATATGAGACGCTGCGACAATGCACTTGGCATGGGCGGACTCATGAGCATCAACGCAGAATGCTGGCTCGAAGTATTGAACAGCATGACAGATGCTCAGATTGCCGAGTATGTCAACACAAAGTATAAGCCAGGTATTCTGAATCCGTTCATGGACACCTCACTTTACATCAAGCACTAATTATATCCGCCGTTCCACCTTTCAAGGTGGGGCGGCTTTTGTTTTTCAAACAAACCTGTGGTGAATGTATCGATAAAATTTGCGAACAAGGTAGATTTTTTCTTGCGTTTTGCTGCAAAGTGAGTAAGATGAATTATATAAGATAAATCATAGTACCCATATGTAAATGCAGCAAAATGGCTTATCTTATATTCAAAATCTGACAGAGAAAGCAGCCAGTTCGTATGAATTGGTTGCTTTTTTGTTTTTAAAAAGCGAGGTGAAAATTGATGAATGGTAAGAAAACCAGACTATTTGTAGATATGGACGGTACATTAGCAGAATGGCAGGAGGGAACACCTCTTGAAGAAGTATGCGCTCCGGGTTATTTTGCACAACTACCTCCCAACGAAAACATGGCAAAGGCAATGATTCGATTCTGGGAATACAGCAGAAAGAACAACATCGAAGTCTTTATTCTTTCGGCTGTGTTCGATGATGGACATTCCATCCGTGATAAAAACGCGTGGCTTGACCAGTATATTCCGTTTATTGATGCCGAGCACAGGATTTTCGTTTCCTGTGAAGAACCGAAAACAGCATACATCAACGAACATCTTGGCGGCATGAGCGAAAGCGATATTCTTATCGATGACTACTCCAAGAATATCAAGGAGTGGATTGCTGGCGGCGGCAAAGCAATCAAGATGTTTAATCGTGTGAACGGGCGCAGCGGGGCTTACTTTGGCCCCTATACCTGTTCGTGGCTGCACCCAGATATGATTGTGGAAGATATTAAGCGTCACATCAACGATGCTTGATAATTTGCTCATATAACAAACTCATAGATAGGAGGAAGAAACTATGTTTCTGACAAAGCAGGATTTCCAGAAAAATGTATCGCGGCATGATGGGAAAAGCAAGATTGTCGTAAAGTTTCACGGCGTGCCCATTTATACATTTTGTCAGGATATCTCCTTTAGGGAGAGCATGATGCTTGCCGAAACCATTGTGTCAGAGATTCTTGATGGCAAAAACAAGACAGCCCTCATGAGAATCAATGACATTCTGGAAAAGGAAACAAAGACAGAAAAGGAGGGCGCATGAGCGAATATCACGATGAAGATGGGTTTACATGCCACGCTTTGGTCGGAGGCACTGTTCCCATGCGAATCGATACACGATATCATGCTTTGCTTGCCTTAAAAAGAAGAACCAAACAGGATATAAGTAACGAAGAATGTATGGCAGAATTAACATCGTTTTTCGAAAAGCCTGTAATGACCGGAGTTTTGGAAAGAACACCGATTACACACTTTGCGGCAATTTACGATGAAGAAAGCCATCTTTGCTACTTTACGCGCATCAATAAAAAGAGTATTTTTGTCGGCACTGTTTTGAAAAAACGAGAAGACAAGATACTTGTCCATCCAGACGATGAACGCTTTATAATCCGAAAAAATGGCTCGCTGGCTCATGTTAAAAGCGAAACAAATGATTGGTTTATCTCGAAAACCAAATGGAAAAAGGATTGCAAGGCAGCTCATATCAAAAAGTTCGCATAAATCACAATGGCCTCGTGCATTTTGCACGAGGCTTTTTGTTTTAGGAGGTTCTATGAAAAAACATATCGTATTTCCGTTCATTCTTTGTATGTGCATGTTCTTGACGAGCTGCGGCGTAAAGATGACCGGAGTAAAAATCCAGAATGTCGGAGAACTGACAACAGGGGACAGGCAAAGTCTTGTACTTGATTACGAGTTCAATCACGACGGCAGCGACAAAGAAAAGGAAAAAGTTATTGATAAGACACAACTGATTTTTTCCTCGGACAACATGAGCGTTGCAAATATCGTAGGAGACGGAAAAACAATTTTGGCCGGAACGGGCGGAACGGCAACTATCACAGTAAGGAGTTTGGACGGTACTATCCATGATAGTATAAATGTTACGGTTTTGGCTCGACCGAAGGAATTTTCTATTCCTCACGAACTCACATTGACACTTGGTAGTGAAGAAGTTAGCACTATCACCCCGACTGTCCAGCCGGAAGATTTTGATTATAGCGGTTGCGAATATTCTTCAAGCAACGAAGGTGTAGTAACGGTTGACCAAGATGGAAACCTTACACCCGTTTCGGCTGGAACCGCCTCGGTATATGCAAAGCTCCCCAAATTAAATATCGAACGAGAGTGCAAGGTAACCGTAATCGCTCCTATTGAGAAAATCACTCTCAGCAAAAGTGACGCAAGCATCAATGCTGGCGAAATGGTAAAGTTGAGCTGTACTACCTATCCGGAAACACCCGACACCTCTATCCTGCAATGGTCTACAAGTGACAGTTCCATAGCGACCGTCGATGCAAGCGGGACCGTTACCGGAGTAGGGAAGGGGATAGCCTTTATCAAAGTAAGTTACAAAGATGTATATGCCGTATGTGCAGTAAGCGTGAACAAAAAAGAATCCGAAACAAAAACAGATGGTTCACTGCCGCAGGGAAGCGGAGCACATAATGATTGGTATCGCCATGGTGACAGTTCCACATTTGATGCACTGTTGAAGGCAGTAAACAAGTATCGGCAGGATAATGGCATTCCCGCCTTACAAAAAGCAAGCAGTCTTACTGCCGTAGCCAATCAGCGTGCAGACAGCATGGTAGATGGCTCTAATACCGCTTCCGGGTACAAAGAACTCCTTGCTCAAAACGGAAGGGCAGCAATCGATGTAGCACAGGCATGGTATAATACTGATTATTACAGAAGCCTGATGCTTGATAGCAGTGTTACTACTTGCGGTATTGCAGTTGATTATGATGGCGATGGATGTTCGATGTGGGTTATGATACTCTCGTGACGGAGGAAGCCATGACAAGAAAAACAGCAATGACAGCAAAGGCTAAAAGCACAACAGGCGCGACATCGCAGACTGCAAAAACAACAAAGGCAACTGCGCCAAAGGAAAAAACAAAAAAGCCGATTCCTCCAAAAGACTCCGTTAATTCACCGGACAAGAAACCGTCAGCAGACAAAAATGCCGATACCAAGTTTCCGGGCTTTCAAAAAAGAAATGTTGCCGGAGAAAATGTATCGGTGAAGAAAATCGGCGAGTTCGGCATGATAGTGATTCACTATCCAACCACAAAAATCAGCGACATTTTATTGTCGGCATGGAACGATAGGGGAGAGACTGTGTTTTACAAGAAAGCAGTAAAAGCAGCGCGTATTGCCGGAGTGCAAGAACAAATCGCCGAAGCTGAGAAACTCTTGCAAACTGCTGCAAAGTAGATATACTAAAGACATCCAAAAAATAAAACACACAGACAAATATTCAAAATCGATATACCGTTATCTCACACGAGATGGCGGTATTTTTGTTTGTGTAAGTGTTTTGGATGAAAAGACATTTTTATCCGTGAGTAAATCACACACATTCAGCAAAGGAGATTTCAAATGGAAAACAAAATTTGGAACGCAGTCGAAGGCTTTGACCCGAACGATTCTTTGATTTGCTATCGCAAAACTGAGAAAAACGCAGATGGTACGGCCCGCCTGATGGATACGCTTTATATGCCGCTCCGCGCTATGCACGAATGGTTTTTGCGTTGCCATCCTGATGGCTCTGTTCTGATTGACAAGGAGTTTACGAAAGACAACGGCATTCACGCTGTTGTTCGTGCTGTTGTCTCTTATGACGGCCGAGAAGTGTCCGATGGCATCTGCGACGGCTGGAAGGAAAGTCGTGACGCCAATGGTGTTACGGTTCTTGATAAGAACTATTTGAGCAAGGCAGCCCGTCTCGCTAAGCGTTACGCCTTGTCCGTTGCCGGTTTCGGTATGCCGGGTGATGCAAAAGTGACCGATAGAACGCCTATCATCGAAGTTACGTCCGGTGTCAATATGCCCGATGAAAGCATGGGAATTACGATAGAAGTTCCGATTCCTCCGATTCCCGGTGTTACGATTTCGGCACCCGCTCCGGTTGCCGCGCCTGCACCCGTTCCGGCACCTGCGATTGCATCCAGCAATCCCATTACCGACGCAAATGCCAATCTGGCAGCAGCGCCTAAGAAACGCGGGCGCAAGCCTAAGGCTATGGTTCCGCCTATCGATGTGCCTACGCCTATTGTTCCTCCGATGTCCGTTATGGTGGAGGACGAGGACGCCAGTAAGCCCGCAGATGTTCCGGCAGTTCAGGAAACTACAGCGGCTCCGGAAGCTCCGGCAGAAACTAATGAGAATCCTGAACCCCTTGATGGAAATGCGCAGGCGGAACTGCTGGCAAGCGCACAGCCTGAGCCCAGCATGACCTATGAACAGGCGTTGCAGTGTACGATTCCTACCGGCAAGTACAGGGATATGACGATTGATGCGGCGCGTCGACTGGACGGCAACAACAAGGTCATTCCTACGTTCTTGAAGGGATGGTACAAGAACATGCCGATTCAGAAGGCGGCAGCAATTATCGCACGACATGAAGGGCTCGATTATAAAGAGCTCGAAACCATCACAATCGAGTAAGCCGGACAATAGTCCTCGCTTCTCATAAGGAGGATATATGTTCGATTATTCTATTTTGGAGGTAGTCCGTCTTTGCGGGTTGGAGACTGTAGGGTCTCCTTCCCGAAAAGGCGAACAGAAAGTAAAATGCCCGTTTGTAAGCGGAAAAACATTTGATGTAAACGTCACGACTTCCACCTATAAGTGCTGGCACGATTGCACAGGCTGTCCGGGTAACGGAAAAGGCGGAGTTTTGGCATTGTATCGAATGTTTCACTCGGAATGCGAAACCAATAAGGATGCCGCAAAGCAAATTCATTCAGCTCTTTACGGTGACCTGAAAACCGGCAGTAAGGATTACGAGGCGCGTAAAGCACAAATTATCAAGCCGCAGAAGGAAGTGCAGAAAACCAAATATGCAAGTCCCGATGAGATTGATGGTGCATATCGCGTATTGCTTTCCTTGCTTCCTTTAAAAGAAAAGCATAAAAGCAACCTGTTATCCAGAGGCATGTCGGCAAAGGGTATCGAAGATGGTCTGTATCGCAGCATTCCCGAAAACAAAGAGGAAATGTATGCATTGATGCAGAAACTCAATGATATGAACATCAAACTTGATGGCGTTCCCGGTTTCTACAAGAAAGGCAACAGCTATCGAATCTCCTTGCCGGGATTGTACGATAAAAATACCAAAACATTCTTTTACGGTTCCGGGTTCTTTGTCCCTTCGTTTGGGCGAAACGGAAAGATTTTCTCTATGCAAATTCGCATGGATGATACTTATCTTTCTCGTTTCCCGGCAAAGCAGGCAAAACGCAGGCGTTATATTTGGTTTACGTCTTCCGGTTACGATTCCGGGTGTCAGGCAATCAACCGCGCCACATACGGTGTTGTAGATGGAACGCCACGGAACACCGGTAATGTCGTCTATGTGACGGAAGGAGCATTGAAGGCACAGGTAGCACATGATATTGACCATAAGCATCGTCAGTTCTGTGCTATTTCCGGTATTGCAAACAGTGAAGCGTTTCGCAAATTCGTAAGAACACAGAAAAAAGCAGGCTGCAAGATTCTTGTTGATGCTTTTGATATGGACCGAAACGAAAAAGATACTGTCAAGAATGCCATTGATAAGCTTTATGCCATCGCAGAAGAGGAGGGGCTTCCGCTTCAGCCGTTTGCTTGGGATGAAAGATTCAAAGGCATTGATGATTATCTGCTTCATTGTCGTGATGAACGTATCCAGCAACAAATCATCATGGAAATCTGCAAAACAGCGTAAAACAAGGGCGTGTATCTTCGGATACATGCCCTTTTTCTTTTGCTTTTCGCTGCAAAGTTCCTACAATAAAAGTATAAGAACCGATTCTGGAGGGAACTTCATTGATACACTTAACTTTAACACAAAAAATCAAGGAAAAACTAAAAGAAGCACAGTCGTTTATCGCAAAAGCAGAACGCGGGACGATTTCTAATGGAACTTGTATTTCTGATTACATCAAATTGGATATTTTAGATAACTGCATCAATGTGACTGTTACGAATGGAGCAACACAATTTTTTGAATCTACGATTGAGTGCGGTGAGGCTGCCGGAAATGGCGAAGTAATTGTAGAGAGCCGGATGCTGTTTTCCATCATTGGTAAACGAGGAGATATCATCCTTGAACGCAAAGATAATAATAGCCCGCTTACATTTATTTCAAAAAATTCAATTATTGAAATCGAAAACGCCAATATAACCTTCCCAATGATTCCTGATTTTGATAATGATGCGAAAGTCGCGACATTGCCGATAGGGAAACTCGCCGAAGGATTTGCCAAAGTCAACTATGCGGTGTATAAGGGTGATAATCCATCACTTTTGCTGTATTCCGGCGTAAAAGTTACATCCAAGGATGGTGTGATGACATTCATTGCCACAGATGGTTCGCGTATCGTGTGCGCTAATGTTCCGGCAGATACAACAAAGAAAAATAGCGAAATAGTGATTCCGCAATGGTTATCTGGATTTATCTGTTCAAATCCATGGGATAACCCTGAATCGCAGGCGCTTATTACTTATGACCAAAACCATATCTCTGTCACAGTTGGAGCATTAAGCATCGTGTCGTGCCGTTATCTCGGTCAATTCAGTGACATGACAAAGGTAATATCAGAAAAGCGTTGGTGGATGTCAGTTTCTGCAGACGATTTGAAAGAAGTCATTCAAGAGATTCTCACACTGCTTCCGTCAAGAATATCACAGGCAAAAAAGACAATTTTTGAGCTGGAAGAAAACGCTTTATGCATTAGAACAGCACAGAATATTGGTACAATAAAGGCAAGAGTCCCATGTACATTCAAAGATGAAGATATCCCGGAAGAATATATCAACGCTTACAATCCCGCATTCCTGCTTGAATCCATCAATGCACTGCCCAAAACAACCAACAAATTGATTCTCGGATTCAGTGAACGTGGAAAGCCCATGGCTATCATGTCTTACGATGACCCAGACTGTCTTTGCCTGATTGCAGCTGTTCGATTCCGTGATTGCTAACTACATATTGCATTTTGCTGCAAAGTAGATAAAATCGAAGTATAACAGAAATAAAAAACGAATAACCGATTCGCAATGTCAGCAGAGTATTCTGTCTTTGAAAATAAATCAAAGATAGGTACTCTGCTGTTTTATTTCTGTCAAACAAAAAAGGAGAAATTTTATGGCAAAGGATATGAAAGTTAAAGATTATGTTGCTCAAATGCAGAGTGGACGCAGTTTTGTAAAGGCAAAGATGGACAGCGCCGGAATTGGTAAGGTTCATCTGAGTTTCGTTGAACACAGTGGCCGACCGAAATGCGAACAGGTAGCTGCCATTGAGGGTTATCTGAATTTCGAGGGCGCAGGCAGCGTTTCTCAGCTTTATTATCTCGTGATGTCTCGCGACATCCGAAAGAAGTATGCAAACAGCGTAAAGACTGCTCGCGAGACTGGTTCCAAGTATCCCAATGCTATTTGGGATAGCAATGGTGGCAGTTCCGAGAAACGCGACGCCAATGGAAACGTCATCAAACCGTGCCGTTATTACGCTGTTCAGGTTTCTCCCGGCAGCAAGAGCGATATCGTTCTTCAGGTCATGGAGGGCGAAGGTGAGGTTACGGAGACTGGCGGTTATATGCTGAAAAAAGGTGCAACTGTAAAGCGCATCAATGTCCCGTTCACATTCCTTGATTTCTGCGCTTTCGTCGTGGATATCCATGACGCAGTAGCCGCATACAAGAGTGTGCATGCTCAGCTTGGCTATACGGGTTCCGAAATCAATGAGTTCACTCCGTATAAGCCGCGCAATGCTGTGCAGCAGGAGCCGATGAATACCACCACAACTACGCCTCAGGCTATGCCGCAGACGCCCGTTCCTGCACCTGTTGCCACGCAGCAGAATACTGAAAAGTTGTCCGTTGTTTTCGTTATGTATGACAGTCTCGGTAAAACGATGCAGGTCACGGATTCCGCACAGAATGTCATGACGATGTTTGGTAAGATGCGCAAGGCACTGTATAAGAATACGCCTGAGCATTACGCGCTCGTCAATGACAAGTATACCCTTGAAGCAGTTCAGAGCGCTCTTTATTCCGGCGCACCGACTATTCCTACCTGTCGTTTCCTCTCCGAAAAGCAGGACAAGGAATGCTATGTCTGCGTTCGCCGCGTGGAGGTAACTCGTTATGAGTCCTAACCTGCAGCGTAACGATTATGTCATCTATACGGATGCAAGTTATCGAAATGATAAGAGCGGAAGTAATGCTGGCATTGCTTTCCTTATCTATAATTTTGAGATGAAGCTCGTAGATGCTCAGTGTAAGCATGTATCTGTATCCTGTGTTCAGGAAGCAGAAGCGAAAGCAGTTGAGTTTGCACTTCAAAATCTTCCAGCAGACGCCAAACGAGTAAAGGTCCTGAATGACAACGGTCCCGTTGTTGATGGAATTACCGGGTATAGCGCAATTCCTGACGGCGCGTATGGAACAGTTTACTCTATTCGCAAATTCATTGACCGTCTTGCCTGCAAGATTGCAACGATTCAGATTCCGCGTGAATCCAATATCCTTGCTGATTCTCTCTCGAATTATGCTTTGGATTGGCCGAACGATACCGGAATTAGCTGCATTGAACATCTGAACACGACCACTTAAATTTATGGCCGCTCCTCGTGAGCGGTCATTTTTTCTTGCATTTTGCTGCAAAGTTAATAGAATATGCTTATATGATAAATAAATGCGCTTGTCGGAATCTGTGTTTTTGAATGGATACCCTCAGGCGCATTTGTTTTTTATGAAAAGGGGGTGAAAGTTATGGATTTGTCCAGTATCGGCACATCTATCGGCCAGTATATTCGTCAGGGCATTGATTTTATTCTGAATGTCAATAATCTGCCCATCACTATCGGTATGGTCCTTATCTTCTGTATCGTTATGTTCGTTATGAAGGGTACGAAGCATATTGTTGATTCTGCGTTTTTCTTGGTGTTGGCATTCTTTGTGATTTCCTGTCTGTGCGGAGAATTTGGCATAGAGTTGGATGTCGCAAGCGTTATCCATCAGTTTATCCAGTTTATCCTGAATGTTTTCGGCGGCATTGATTTGCTGCACTAAAAGAGAGATAGCCCCCTCGTAAAGAGGGGGCTTTTTTGGTGTTATTATGAGAAAAATATTTGACAAATTTGAAAGAATTGACCCGTTCATCAAGATGGCGATGGAGTGTCTTGCTATCTTTATCGCGCTTTGCGTTCTTATGCAAGTAGTGCTTTATGAGGCAATCATTCCTTCTGGTTCTATGTACCCGACAATAGCTTACCCATCGCTTAATTTCGGGTATCGATTAGCATATAAAATCAGTGAACCACAAAGAGGGGATATTGTTTACTTCAAAAGAGACACGGACAATGTAGCCGAACAGCAAGTCTATATTAAACGAATTATTGGTGTCCCCGGTGATGTTGTTGAAGAAAAAGACGGAGTGTTCTATTTAAACGGAGAAGTATTGAAAGAAGATTATCTGAACGAAGAACCAGAAAAGTTAAACTTTGGACCGTTCAATGTGCCTGACGGGTGTTATTTCATGATGGGTGACAACAGAAATCATTCCTATGATTCGAGATATTGGGATGAACATTATGTTCCCCTCGAAAATATCATTGCCAAACATATTATTTGTTTGGGGTCTGTAGAACTGCAAGAATCGCTCGATAAGTCATCTTGACCATTGCTGCAAAGTGTTTATACTGAAAGCATAAGAAAAATCACAACAACAAATCAATCATAATGCTTTTATCGCCTATCCCTATCGAAAAGGGATAGGCGATTTTTTGTTGCCTATAAGGAGGAAAATAAAATGTACAAATGTCCGTATTGTGGCTCAAAGCGTGTTTTTCGATATATCCATGATTGTGATTGGGGTGGGGGAGAAAATTACTATCCCTTAAACCCCGTAGAAGGCACAAATATTTACAACGAATCCGACTTGGATGACCCTACACCGCCCGACATTGATATCTGTCATTGCCGGTATTGCGATATGTTTTTCGAGCCAACCAAAGCGGAAATGTGAAAGGAGAAATAATATGGCAAAGTGTCAGTGTGGCCGCGAAATGCTCAAGGCAAATGGCTGCAGATTCAAACGCATTGTTGTTCATGGCAAAAACACAAAGTCTTATAACCGCATCAAGGTTGGCGACCCCGGTGACTGGTACGAAGAGTATGTCGGGACTCCGGAGAAAAAGAATATCCGCTGCGGCGATTGCGGAGCAAAAATCGGCTTCTATCATCACGCGAATTGCGATAACGAGAGATGTCCGATTTGTGGCGGCCAGCTTTTAAGCTGCAGCTGTTTTGATGTTTTTGAGTCCGTCGAGTGGAGCGTTTAATGCAAATCAAAAAATAACGAGGAGGTGTTGATTATGATGCAAAAAGAGTTCGAGGAGCTCACCGGTGTCATCGTCAGCAACAGCGAATATGCTTCGATAGAAAAGGAGTATATGAGCTGCGAAGACGAAAAAAGAATCTTCTGTAAAAAGTGGGTTAAGAACGGTGGTGCTGCCATGCTTGCAAAGAATCGGCTCGCGGAAATCGAAAGATTGAACGCGCAGGTTCTTGCGCTGAAAAATGAAGCGTCCGCCCTTCGAGAAAAACTCGACAAAGTACAGAAATGGAATCTTGTGGTCGATAGCAAAAAGACCCAAACAGAGTACGAAGAAATTGAACGGGATGCATCATCCGGTATCGGTCGTTTTCTTACGAACGAAGAAGCCATACAGATAATTGCTGATGAAACAGGCTTTGATAAAGACAAGATTATCATTCGCCATAGCGTTTCTGCGTATGAGGTGAGTAATTCCGGAGAGACGAGGAATACGAAACAGATTCCCAGAGAACCCATTTATGTTTCCAGCGACTATATGTACATCCGATTCGCCGTAAAGTGCGGTGCATGGTTGGACGAGTATGAGTACATCGATGATGACTTTTCTCGTATCGACTAAATAAAAAAACAATTTATTACACAAAGGAGTAAAAAATGATTAACAAGTATATTGTTGTATGTCCGAATTGCGGTACAAAGCTGATTACGGTATGTTCCAATGCAGCTTCCGACACCTATTGCCCGCAGTGCTATCGGCAGTTACCTTCAGAGCTTTACACGAAAGAGCGAAACAATGATGAAGCACTGGAAATCATTGCAAACAACGAAGGTCTCAGTGAGGGCTTTGCTGAAACCGTTGTAAACCAGATGGCAAACGACGACGAAGCCCCGCACAATGCCGGTTCTCAGCTCGCGAGAGCTATCAGCGGCAACGATGTGAACGATGCGCTGTTGGCGTTGACCGGATGGTCTGTTGACAGTCTTCTCGATATGGTTCCGCCCGTTGTAATGGATTGCCCTGATGGTTTCGTGAATTTTACGGGCATGACAGGGTTGATTTCCGAATACGCCGCCGCTATCGTGGAGGTATTTGAAGACTACCTCGATTCGCTCAATGTTCGTATTCCTTGCGAAAGTCCTGATGAAGAAAAGGAAAGGGGATACGGAGACAACGATGCAGCGCTGTACGGCAGCGAATACTGGGAGATTGTCGATAACATCGAAGCATGGTTGAACCAAAACGAAGATGAAGCCTGCAATCTTTCGGATTACTTTATCGAGACAATCAACGAGTTCCTTGATAACAAGGGGTTCGGAAAGTACAAACCGGATGCAGAGCAGTGCGGCAAGATTAAGGAGAAAGTCGATGCCATCCTGAAAGCCTGATATCGGGTCTTGCGTTTTGCTGCAAAGTGAATACAATGAAAACACTAAGATAAGTCAAAGTATCATCCGATAGATTTATTTTAGTTCGTAATCTGACAAAGAAGCAGCCATCTCCTTCGAGAGGTGGCTGTTTTTATTTTATGAAAAGGAGTCTGCTATGCTTGTAAAATTGCTCACCTATACCCCCGAACCCGATAAACTTGTAGCTGCTGCTGCAAAACTATGTTATTCCGATGCCCATATTGAAACCATTATGGACGGTTTGACCCCTGAAAAAACCGATGCGTTTTTGAAAAAGCTGAGTTCCATGGGACATCAAAGTCCTACCGAACACGCTTATTTCACCTTCGGTATTGAAGGCGTTTCAAGAACGCTCCTCGCTCAAATCACGCGGCATCGAATTGCCAGTTTCAGCGTTCAGAGTCAGAGATATGTTCGCCTCGATGATTTTCGGTATGTGATTCCTCCTGTCATTGAAAATGACCCGGAGGCAAAAGCAACATTTATCGAAGCGATGAATCGAGATGCCGAAAACTATCTTAAGGAAGTTGAGCGTCTTGAAGTTATCCACACAAAAGTGCTTATGGAAAATGGTGCTTCCGAAAAGGATGCTAAAAGAATGGCTTCTAAGTTTGCAAACGAAGATGCACGATTCCTTTTGCCCAACGCCTGCGAAACCAAAATGGTTGTAACGATGAACGCAAGAAGTTTGCATAACTTCTTTGCTATGCGTTGCTGCAATCGAGCGCAATGGGAAATCCATGAACTTGCGGACAGAATGCTGGTTGAGTGCAAAAAAGTCGCTCCGAACCTATTTTTGGATGCAGGACCGAAATGTATGTTCTCTTCGTGTCAGGAAGGCCCCATGTCGTGCGGAAAAGCAAAAGAAGTAAGAGAAAAGTACAAGACACTGTAATACGGAGGTGCATCTATGCTTATCAAAAGTATCATGTGGGATACGAACAATGACAACGAGGCTCTTGCTTCTTTGCCGGATGAAATCGAAACCCCGAACTTTTTACATCAGGAAGACTACAAGACGATGGATGACTTCTTTGCGGCCGTCGCTGAATGGCTGATTTACGAATTTGGCTGGTGTCATTTCGGATTTCAGGCTATTGTAAACGATAACACCTATGATGTCTCCTATTCCTATACCCCTGATTAAATACTCTATAACAAGAAAGGAAATTAAATTATGGGACATACGATTCAACACTATGATTATCCCGGAAATGCAGATACGAAAAAAGTGGAACAGGAGTTGGCGAACTATGTTGCCAAGAGATGCTTCCAAGAGGGAGGTCATCTCAGCAAAATCCGTTGGATTGATTCTGAACCATGTGCCAATGAAGATGAAGCACGCATAAAAATCGAGCACTTAGATAAGGGATGGTATGATTGCATCGCAGTAAAATACTATGACGCTTACAATATACCCGAAACGGAGAAAATTAAGGCGCTGCGAGCAGCCAACACACAAGCCTATTGCAAGTACAACGAACTTGCGTCTGCATTCCATTTTACAAATGCAAAAGCGGAATATATCGGCTGCAAAAATTGCGGCTCCAAGATTGCGCGAAAGTACCTGCGAAGAAATTTTTGCCCTGTTTGCAATGCCGATTTGCGCCCAGAAACAACGCTCAACCGCATTGCTGCTCTTAAAGCAAAGGCAGATAAGAGTTCGGATACTCTTAAGGCAGAACTGACAAAGCAGGCAATGAAAGCAAAAAATGTGCGCTGGTTGGTTAAAATCGAATTTCACGAATAAATAATAAATGGAATAAATGAAAGGAATTAAATATGAGTGGTACGAGAATTAAAGTCCTTTTTCCTATTGATGAAAATGTTCCAATGAACAAGTGCTATGAAGCAACATCAAACGAGTCGATGTACAATGCCTCTACGCTCGACGTCCTCGAAGACGAAGCCGAGAAAGGACATACCTTACGGGATTGCCTGCACAGCGGTAATGAGTGCTTGAAAAACAAGGTACTCGAATATATCTACGATACCATCGTGAATATGTTCAACTGTACTTTCGAGAATACGAATGACGGCATTACTGGTACGGACGGTTTGTATGCTGTGAGTGAAACATTCGACAAAAGCCTTTGCAACATCTTGGGCGAGGATGTGCCTGACAGCATTCTGCAGATTGCATTGGATATGCAAACTGACAACTTGACTGCTGTCGAAAACAAGCTCGAAAAGATGCAAGTTCTCGGAAAAACTGTGAACCAGAAACTGATTTCCAGTTTAGCAAGAACGCTGGAAGAGAATAATAATGGCTATCTCATTGCAGAAGCTGCGTTCATTATTTCTGGCGGCGTTACTGTCGACTGTTACAGCGCGTTCCTTGCTCCGAACAGCTACAAGCTGAGAGCGTGGCCGAATCAGAAACAGATGAAAGATATCATCAATCATCCTGAAAAGTACGCTGTGTTTTCTATTCAGTTCAGCTATTGATTGGGAGGTTTACATGGATAATACAATCGTTTCTCCTGCCGAATACTTCGAACAGGTAAAAAGTCGAAAGCAGACGATGACGGCTGCCGGACTTTCTCAGTTATATGAGAACTGCCTTGCTCTTCTCGAAGAGTATCAACGTTCCGGACAAATTGCTGCGCAGAAAAAGCTGCTTTTCCACATCGACAATATTACACGAGAAAAGAAGCTGCTTGACCTCGGCATTGATACCTTTGTCTACAAGAGTGATGTGGACGATTTCATTCACATGGTAGACAATAAGGTCGTCAAAATTGTGGAGCTGGAGAATTATCAGCGGCGGATTCCAGAAGAAATCATTCAAAGAATCGAACGCTGCAAGGGCATTTTCGATAAGATGTATGTAGTCTTCACGGATTACACAAAACGCGAGGAGCGAAGAGTCGAGGCCATCAAAAGAGAAAAAGACCCCATTCTTTTTGGAACTTTCCAAGATACCGCAACAAGAACCGTGGTAGAACGCTTTTATTTCATCGGTGATTGGACAGATGAATATTGCGATTTAACATTGGATAAAATGGTTGCCGTTGTCAAAGAAAAGGCCGACAGGGACATCGTAAAGAAGTTCTCTACGCCGGAAAGCATCCGCGAGTTGAGTGACCAGCTTAACAATCTGGATGAGTCCATGAATGGGTTGTACCGCCAGCGCGAAAAGGCTCCTGCACCCAAGAAAGGGTTCTTCGACCGAGTACGCACAGCGTTTCGTTCTCTGAAAGGAGAATGAAATGGCAAAAGTGGATTTGACCGAGGATGAAGTCTATTCGCGGCTTCGCTCTGTTTCTAATTCAAAAGGAAACGGCATTTACGATGTTTTACGTTCTGCCGATATTCCTTGGGACTTTTCTTCTCCTTTTACTTTGCTTCGTGTCGCTCGCACAGAAGCAGAATTGACACCGCTGGTTTTTACTGGTGATGCAGAGACTGTCAACTTTATGAAAGAGGTTGCGGAGGTAGAAGAAGGGAAGAGATGTGATTGCTGTGGTCAGCTTATTACAACACCCTTATGGGATATGCCCTATGGTTCATTGTGCGATGAATGCAGCAAGCGCCTTAACGAGCAGGTTCACGGCAAATACGAAACGCCTTGGCAAAAAGTAGAACAGGGAAGAGAAGAGCGTTCCACTCCTTGGTGGTTTGACCTTTAATGTCAGAAAGGAAACAAATGAGTAGATGGAATGTTTTTTGTAACGAAAGCGCTCCTTATCGTATTTATTATCGCCAAATTGAGATTGATGGATATGAGATGTATGCCATGTTTCCATTGCCAATGACTGGCATGGAATGTGGCTGGGCAGTATCGCATGGTGCAACTACGGCAGCTACCATTCAGGAAGCTGTTCAAAAGTTTTATCCCTTTATGATAGAGTATATCTGTGATAAAGAGGATTCCGACAACGATACACAACAATACATTCTCAAAAACCTCAATTCTCTTGGCAACTCTGTGGATTTTTGGGGCAGGAAAAATGACCGTCAACATGTCATTGACGGCATGAGCGCAACGCAGAAATCGCAGCTTTTGTGCTACATTCTGCGAAATCATGAAGCCTTTGGCAAGATGACTTGCCGTGACTGGAAGAATTGGCTGCTGGATGACGCTGAACCTCAGTTTGGTATCTGGTTCTGATGGTATTAAAAACGGCAGACAACATTTTGACCCCAAACAACAAGAAGAGGAGAATTATTCTATGAGTTACGGTTTTAGTATGGGCTTCGCGCATGCAAACAGCTTGCAGGAAGCCATGAAGATTGCGCTGGAATATACGCAGTCTCAGATGACAGAAAAGAATGTCAAAAAGACTATCAAGGACAATCGGTATTATATTCCGTCGGTTCGTACCGGATACATTGCTGATGCAGAAAGCAAAACACGCATGGCTGATGTGCTTGCAGATACTGCCGACAGATATTGGCTTGAAGCATTGTTTACTTTCCGTTTTCTCTATTGGGAGGAGCACAAGCTGCTCGGTATCGTCATGATGCCGTCTGAAAGTGCAAGTGAAAAATGGCCGCTGAGTGTATATTTTCAGAATTCCTGCGACCATGATTACCCGTTTTCCGAATGGAAGGAAGGCAATATCCCGTTCTTTGTGAATGCTGTTGCAAAAGCGGAAAACTATACGGCAGAAGAAATCCGTGCAAAGGTTGACTACGAAATCGAAGATGATGACATCGAATATTTTCGGCGCAGTACCTGCTATGATGATATTTTCGAGACCCTCGCCTTTGATTCGTGGCTTTATAACCATGATACGGATGTGCCGTTTGTGACCTTTGCTTTACAGGGAATCCAGAATGAGACAGAGCGATACCGATATCTGCAATGGTTGAAAGATGAGATGACGAAAATCTAATATATGGCCGCTTCGCTTTGGAGCGGCCTTTTTCAACCATCTCGAAAATGATGTTGCGGTTTGCTGCAAAGTTACTATAATTTAGATAAATGATAAGTAAAAGTACACGGGTCAAACCGTGTATACCATAAAATCCAAATACGTCATGGGAAGCGTTTATCTCGATTCGGGATAGGCGTTTTTTATTTATCGTTAATCGGGAGTGTTCTTAGCAGAACGCTCTTTTTTTTGTTAAAAAAGGAGATAAAAATGACCAACAACAACATTCTGACCCCGAACAGCGAATATTGGAAGGACAACGCAATCGAAACCTTTAAGGGTAACAGCGACCTCTTCGTTGATTTCCTGCAGGAGCGTGACCGTCATTCGGCATGGATTGAAACGCAGATTACTGACGTTCAGTTCGAGGCCATGTTTGCGGAGCCGATGTACATTGCAGATGATGCAAAGAAGTACAGTATTCCCGCAGAAATCGTTCAGGAAGCCGCCAATAACAGTAAGCTGTACGGTGTCGTTCGCGGCAAGCATATTCCTGTCGGACTTGCCGCTACGGAAAGCCTGATTGGGTATTCCAAGCTTATCCGTGAAGGATACAGCTGGATGCGCCGCGTCAATCCCGTTAATCTTGCGAAGGCAATCAATAACGGCATTGACACGATTCGGTACGATGACCGCCGCTCCACCAAATGCCTTGTAAAGGTTGGTGATGAGATGGTTCGTTCTGTCGTTTCCGCTCGTTACGCGCCGATGCCGTCTGGCGACCTGTTCAACTACATCAATATGGATTATCTGCCTGAGAACTGGGAGAAGGCCCAGTTTATGTCTGGATATTGGACGCATGAACGCGTTCGCGGTATGTGGTCTTTGGCTGAGTATCGTGACACTTTCATGAAAACCATCGGCATGAATGAGCTTCTGGCGGGTTTTTTCCCGGCATTGTCTGTGGAGAACTCCGACACGACTGCTTCTTCCATCAAGATGCGTCCGATGTTCATTCGTGATGATGGCTATGAGTTCCCGTTGCTGAACAAGACTCGTACCATGCATATCGGTGCCGAGACAATCCATGAGCGTTTGGAATCCGACCTGCGAATGGTCTTTGCCAACTTCAAGGATTCGGAAAATATGCTGTTCGAGCTTGCGGCTACGCCTATCACGTACGGCTACAATACCCTGACGCACTGCCTGAAGCAGTCTAAGGTGAACATGCCTGTTGAGCAGGCGCGAGAGGCAGCTCAGGTATTCTTTACGGATAAGGGCAACGGTCCTTGCACGGCAATGGATGTCTATATGGCAGTCTGCGATGCATACAACTACGTTGTCCGCGACTATCCCGAAGATAAGTTGAAGATTACGCGTGCTTGTGATGCAGCCGTAAGTGCAATGCAGAGCCCGTGGCAGCTCCTCGACAAGGACACCCCGGCTAACCTGTAAACAAACAAATAGTCAATTTACCCCGTTCAATAAGAACAGTTGAACGGGGTTTTTTATTGAAAGGAGAAAACAACAATGGGTTTTGATGGAACCAGTAAAAGCAGTCGCGCACATGGTCAGAGCATTCGGTATTGGGAAGCTACTTCTCCGTATCTGGATGCGCTGAAAGCCAAGGTCATCGATGCCGCATCTAAGCGTGCAGTTGATTTTCTTGACCCGCTGAACTATCCCGGTCCCGATGTTCTTGTGGACGCCGCATCGTTTGTGGACGATGAAGTGTCTACGGCAGAGGAAAAGTGGCTGGCTCATCGCCGTCTTTATGTCGGCGGTTCGGATTGCAGCGCGGTGCTTGGTAAAAACCATTACAAATCCAATCTGGATTTGTATTATGACAAAATCGGAGCCAACCCCATCCCGAAAGAGGAAACGGATGGTGAGGATATCAACCTCATTACCGCATGGGGGCATATGGCCGAGGAGTATGTCGGGCTGTGGTATCATGTACAGCATCCCGATGAGGAAGTCATTACCGATACGAACATGTATACGATGGCAGGTCACCCTTACATCGGCGGCGACGTTGACGGCATTATTAAGATGCCTGACGGTCACTATGCTCTGCTCGAAATTAAGACCACAAGTTTCTTTAATAGAGAGGCATGGGCAAACAACGCCATCCCTGTTCCTTACGAGATTCAGCTTCGCCACTATATGGCTATCATGGGTCTGTGGGAGGCAGTTATCGTATGTATGGTTGACCGCGATACATTCTATGTTCGTCATTTGGTTCGTGACCTCGATGCGGAATACGCGCTCGTGAAAGCTGTTGATTCCTTCTGGAAAGACAATGTCGAGAAGCATCATGAACCGAAGCCTTGCGGTACGCCGGAATCCATCATTAAGGCGCTTCGCAAATACAAGCTCGGCAACGGTATCGATAAAAAGATTCCCAATATCAAGCTCGGCGATGAGTTTTATACGAAATGCGTTGAGTATGATACGGTGGATGAACGGTACCGCGAAGTCAAGGCGGAAGCCGACCGTTTGGATAACTTGCGCAAGGAGATGACGATTCCGCTGATTCAGGCGATGGGTCAGGCTCCTGATGCGTATACCACAAGTCCTGACGGACAGACGATGTTTGTGTTGAAGCAGACAGTCAGAAAAACTACTTCTTCCGACAAGAAGTACGCGGAAGCAAATCTGCCCGAGGATGTTTACAACAGAATCTTTACGACGAAAGTCAGCGCACCGTCGCTCTCTATCAAGAAGAGCAGCTGTGCTGGCAAGGCAGGTATCCCGCAGATGAATCCGTAAAGATACTACGAAAAGAGGAAATGAATGTATAAAACCTATGAAGTCATTTCTGCGTATATCAAAGAGAAAGAAATCAAAGCTTACGAGAATGGAAGGCGCGTTGCTGATATCGTAGTTCCTGATTGCGATGTCGATGGCGCGTGCAAAATTCTGGAAGCACTCGGCTATCAGCAGTTATACCGAGCGCGTTAATGAAAGGAGAATAAAAGTGGCAAAACAGAAGACGAAGACCAAGGCAAAACGCCACGTCAACATCTTCTGCATTGCTCCGAACAGTGACGCTTCTCAGCGGGAAAAGTTTGGCATCGGTCTGGCACTTAAAGGCATTCGGGCCAAGTGTTTTACAGAAGACGATGCCAGACTCGCTGGAGCGGATTACATTATCCGAACCTCGATTATTGAGGGGATTATCCGTGCCGCCGATATCGTCACCGTTGACGGTGATGAGGTGACTCCCGCTATGCTGAATCAGATTCAGAAAGCGGTTGAGATGAATAAACCTATCTGGTGTGCAGAAAGCGTGAAAGCAGCTGTTCGAGACAGCAATGTGAAATGTTATCCCGGCAAACTCGATGAGTTGTGCTGGTTTATTATAGATAACTGAGGAGAGAGAAGTGGCAAACATTGGAGATACGGTTAGTTTTACCGCGAGTAAATATAAAAATCTATTTGTGAGCGACGATAAGCGTTATACGATTGCCTATTTTACCGTAAATGCACGCGATGCGAGATTATATCTCCCGCAAGACGCAAAGACAAAACAATACGGCACAACGCATATGTTTATCGTAAAGGGTTTTATCCCGGATGGAATTGATAATATTGCGTATGAACTGACTGGCTGCTGGAGTATCGATAAAAATCGGAACCAGCCGTACCTTGATGTTCAGAAAGCCAATATTTCAATTCCCACTCGCAAGAAAAGCGTTATTGCTTTCCTTCGCTCTAACTGTAAGGGCATTGGAAATGTAAAAGCAACAGCTATCGCCAATGCGTTTGGCGAAAACACTTTATCTGTTTGTGCAAACGAGCCTGAAAAGCTGAAAAAGAAGGTTCCAAGTCTTACAGACAAGGACATTAAGGCTTTAAAGCATGGGTGCCAAGCATTGACATATAAATACGATATTCGGTGTTTTCTTGATGACAAAAACGTTGTCCTTCCGGATTACCAAATCGATGCGATTGCAGACGAGTACGGCGCGGAGGCACTTAATGTCATTAAAGAGAAACCGTATAAGCTGATTACGCTTCTGCCTTTTCAAACCTGTGACAAAATCGGACTTGCAATGGGAGTCAGTCCCAATGCTCGTAGACGATATGTTGCAGCACTCGTAGAGGCTCAGAAGCAGTTATGTCGGCAAAACAATACTGTTTGCGTTCGTGAAGATTTGCTGGTTGCGGAAGCTTATAAGCTGCTGAACCATCACAACGACGAACTGATGAAAATGTCGGTCAAGTTGTTGGTCGATAACTATCGGTTCATTCGATTTGGTTCTTCTAAAAGCGGAAATTGGATTTATTCCAAAGACGATTATACGGTTGAACGGAATCTCGCACGCAAACTTGCCGCGTTCATCAAAAGGGGACCCAGCAAGCAAAAGGAAATCGATGCGGCTCTTGCAAAATGGAAGAAAAACTCTCCCATTCAACTTTCCGAAAAACAGGAAGAAGCAGTACGCAATCTTGCTTATCCCATCTCCATCGTAACAGGTGGTCCGGGTACTGGTAAGAGTACAACGCTTCGCGCTTGTTTGGAAGTGTACAAAGAAGCATTCAAGAAAAACGCAACGATTCTTTGTATGGCTCCGACCGGACGCGCATCTAAGCGTATGGCTGAATGTACGGGTCTGCCCGCACAGACTATCCATAGCGCCTGTGCGCTTGTTCCCTCTAAGGCTGCTGGCGGTTTTACCGCTCAGGACGATTGCAAAATCAGCGAAAATCTGATTGCTATCGATGAAATGTCTATGGTCGGCATCCACCTTTTTGATTTCGTTATGAACGCAATCGAAAACGAACCCAACAAGAAAATCATCCTGCTCGGCGATGTGGACCAGCTCCCTTCGGTAACACCCGGCAATGTACTCTTCGATTTGATTAAATGTAATCAAATCAAGTATACGGTTCTGGATAGAAACTACCGTCAGGGTTCCAACTCTACTATTGCTGATGCAGCATACGCTATCAATAATGGGCTGTCCAATCTTCCGACTGATGAAACATTTCAGTTTATCGATTGCCACAACCCCGACAGCGAAAAGGAAACGGAAAATATCTCGAATATCATTATTCAGAAGTATCAGGAGGGAGTAAAAAAGTATGGCCGCGATGGATGTATCGTCCTTAGTCCTACTCATTACTACAAGAGCAGCAACAGCTCTCCTCTGTGTACGGATATTATGAATAAGAAAATTCAGGATATCGTAAATAAAGCTGAGAATGGGAAACCGGAATGGCGAGCCAAATCCACCAAGTCTAAGAACGGCGTGGATGTAAGCCGCGTATTCAGAAAGGATGACCGTGTAGTCCAAATCAAAAATACGCCCGAAATCATGAACGGCGACCTTGGCACTATCGACGAAATCATTGATGATGATGGTGTTTACACATTCAAAATCACATTCGATGACAAACAAGTCGAGTACGATGTCAAGGATATGCAGAATGTAGAACTTGGTTACTGCATTACGGTTCATAAAACGCAGGGCTCTGAATTTCCCTGCTGTATCATGCCTGCAAGTATGACTCAGAAAGCAATGCTGCAGCGCCAGTTGTTTTATACCGGCGTTACTCGTGCAAAGAAAAAGTTTATCTTCGTGGGTGACAAGAAAGCACTGGATTTAGCAGTTCGGACTAAGACCGAAGAACGTCGGTCGATGCTCCCGGCGCGAATCTGTAAGGAATGTGTTTGAAAAGTGGGTGGCTGCAGCAATAGCTGTGGCTGCCCACTTTTTTTGTTTTCGGTGGGGGAGGGGAGAGCGCATAAAAAATCGTTTTGTGTAAAGAACAAATGCGTTTTGCTTAAAGAAATCCGTATTGAAATTATCCAAAAATAAAGTATCCTAAATATAAGGAAATATTATGTGATTTCCTTAGTTACACAAGCTGACACCTCTATGTGGTGTGTAATAGGCAACGCGACATATAACGTGTATGTTGTGGCAAAGGGTCAGCAGAATGTGATGATTTTTGATGAAAGGAGGAATATACCAATGAATAGTTTGGCTGTTCGTAAGAACGATACCAAGAACGTTGTAGCGCTTATCGCGTTTATCGCTATTGCAAGTCTTGCTGTTTGTGCTGCGGTTCTCGTCAGCGCAAATCCGGCTTTTGCAGCTCAGGGCATTTCAACGCTGTTCGGTGAGGCTGGTAAGATTGCAAAGGCAGTCATGACTGGCTTTCAGGGCTTGGTTCTGACCGTCGCTATTGCTGCAGGCGTTTACACGATGATTCGTGGTCTGATGGCAAGTGACCCTAAAGAAACGGCACAGTACAAGAGCCGCTTCATTGCGATTGTTATTATCGCATTTGTGGCGTTCTTTACTCCCTCCATCATCGGTTGGGTTCAAACTCTGGCAACTCAGATTAAGCTCAGCTAAGTCAAAAACAAAATTGGGCAAGGGCCCAGCCCGTAGCGGTCTTCCTACGAATGGGAGACCGCTTTTTTGGTGCCTAAAAATTTACAAGAAAGGTGGAAGATAAGACATGCAGATAACTGCTATTGAAAAAGACAAAAGAAGAATGAAAACAATCAATAAAGCAGCAATTTCAATCACTGTTATTGCTGCCATGACGATGTGTATGTCGTTTGCATACGCAGGTATCTTTGAATCTATTGGCGATGCGTTGTTTGTTGGAACAGCGTTAACCAACCCGACAGATATTATTATCGGTGGGGTGATTATGCTTGTTTTCAAGGTAATAGCACAGTTAATCGCCTCGTTACTGGATTCGTTTTTAAGCCCCGTTTATACTATCACTACGATGAAACTTGGGGATTTGTACAAGTATATCCCTATAACGAATAAAACATATGCCGATGCGGGCGCAATTTGGGCGGACGACCTCGGACCCACAGTAAACAGAGTTCTCTTGGGAACCGGTTTGATGATTTGGGTCGTGTTATCAATATTTGCTATCTTGATAGATTTCTATTATGTAGCAAGCGGTGACAAGCGAGCTGTTCCGGGTTCCAAGCTTTTTCTTAAAATCGTAGTTACCGGCGTTTTAACATGGAAATCGCAGGAATTGATGTTCTATATCTTTGATAACATCATCCAACCGCTCACGAGCAGTTTCCAAGATGCTGTGAAGGGAGCGGATTCAACGCCGAATGTATTTTCAGTTATCGGCAGTAGCTTCTGCACGATATCGGCAGGTCTTGTTGGTGCTGTTATAGCAATCCTTATGCTGCTTCTTATCGGCATCAACTATTTCAAGCTTGCTCTTGAAATGATTCAGCGTTATTTGATTATAGCTGTCATTTGCGCATTGTCTCCCATGGCGTTTGCTACCGGTTCAAACTCGGAAACAGAAGATATCAGCAAGAAATGGTTCAGAATGTTTTGGTCACAATGTGTATTGCTATTTCTAAACGTCTGGTGCCTTGCCGTTGTAAAACAGGGAATGATGAATGTTGCACAGGCTTCTGCTGACAAAATCGTAATCTGGGGTCTTGTTGTGTATGGATTCATTAAGGTTTCGCAACAGCTGGATGATATTCTGCAAAACGCAGGTCTTAGCATTACTCGCCAGACTTCCGGTATGCTCGAAGACTTCTTTATGATGGGCAAGTCCATGATGGGTCTTGCAAGCACCGCAGTCAATGCTGCTGCTACCGGATTCCAGTTTAAGCAGGACTCTGCAAAGCTTAGAGAAGGTCTTGCCAACGGAACAAAAACGATGGACGACTATAAGCGGCATATTGCTAATACGACCGCAAACAACAGCAGAAACCCGTTTGCGCTTGCAATGTTGTCTGGCACAATGGCGAGAGAATATGCTGCTGCTAAAATGACAGATAAAGATTACAAGCAAAGCGTCAGCGACTATATGAAGATGAAGAGCCCTGACCGTCAAAAGGCCCCTGCTCCGAACCTTAACAGTCAGACCGGCAGAAATCAGGTCAAGAGTGCTCTGGAAAGCAGTAACAACAAAAAAATTGCAAATGCAGCAAAGAACGGCGAAGTGACTAATGCATACACGGATGCCAATGGCGTTATTCACGCTTCGCTTCAAACTAAAGATAAAAACGGTCGTGTGAATGGCATGTATGATGTTGCTGTGAGCGGCAACGGAAAAGATGTCATGGCGCAGGTCGCTTCCAGCCGTGAAGTAACAACGGATGCAAACGGCAACAAGCTTATTAAAGATGATAAGCTTGGCACATTTGCCTATAACAAAGAAACTGGAGCCTTTGAACAGGTAAAGGATAAGGATGGAAATGTCCCCGAAAATCCGTTGTCTGTACAGGTTCCTGATAAAATCAACAAGAACAATGTTGAGGAAGTCGCGGATTGGGCAACCAAAACAGACGGATTCGATAAAGCTGTTCAGGAAAAGGAAGCAACAGACAACTATTTCAATGCCACCGCCGCAGAACGTCTGAACATGGATTCCAGCGATGTCAATCAGGACCAGATGAATAATATGGCACGGCATGAAATCAATGAAGCCTTTGAACGCGAGGGAGCAAACGGAGAAAAACAGCCTGCCGTTGGGGAGGATGATAAACTTGATGTTGCCGTAAATAAAGATACAGGCGAAATGACAGCAAAACATTCTATGCTCAATGACGATGGTACTGTCTCTGTTCAGAACTACAAAAAAGACACGGATGGCAACTGGCAGGCCGTTGGAGAATCTGAATACTATACCGCAATGGGAGATAAGCCTTCTTACCGGAACGCTAAGGGTGAGGTGTTTGCGGGTACGCAAGTCGGCACTTCTAATGATGGTAATGCTATCATGCGGTACGACCAAATCGGCGAAGACGGCAAGGTGCTTGAAAACGGAAAATCTTTCAATGTTACGCAAAGCGCAAGTCTTGCCAACTCGGATGATGCCGCAAGTAAGGTTGAAATGGCACGTCAGGCATCCGAATCGCTTGGTGCAAAGGCAGTTGCTGCGGATTACGAGAACGCCAAGAACATTTTTAACGGAAACGGAACTAATATTCCCGAAGATACGAACTTCAATAAACCAGAAGTCATGTATGCGGCAAGCCAGGAATTCAACGCCGCTGCAACATCTAATCCTGAATTTGGGCACATTACAGGTATGCAGGCTGTTGAAGCGTCCAGTAACGGTGCAAAAGACGGCACTTATACACAGACATTTGCTGATGGCAGCGGAGCCCGCACAACCGCCAAGCTTGATATGGACAGCAAAAAGATTCTTAGTGCAACCACAAGCACAGCGAATACCCAGAAAGACGGAAGTGTTGTCGTTTCGAAAATGACAACAGATGCAGACGGAAATATGACGAACGAACAGTATAGAGCTGTTCCACAGAGAAATCCGTTGGATACAAGTGGTAAGGATGATACTGTCATAGTAGATGATGTATTGTCCGGACAGCAGTATAACATTAAGGTTCCGAAAGAAATCACCAATAATGAAGAAGCTTTCAAGAACTACATGAACAGCGATGAAGGTGCCAATGCAATCGAGGCAGCAAAGCAGAACACAGTAACACTCAGGGATGCCGTTATCAATTCTCCGAGCACTCCGATTCCTGACGGTGCAAAAATCGACACTGCCGCTGCAAGGTCTCTTGCCTATGAGGCTATTGCAAGTGGAAAGTGCGATAACGCTGATGCTACGGCAGCATTGCAGGAAGGAACACTCCAAATCGTTGCAAATGACACTGCGGTGGACGGAAAGCCCTGTATTGGATTGGTATATCCAAGCCGTGCTACAGGTGTTAGAACAGAAACAGAATGCTGTTTGGAGCCCAAGGACGGAGATGTTGGCGTCACCACAGTTTCTGCCCCCAGAGCCGTTCAGACTGAAGCTCAGGTCCGTGACGCCGTGAAGGAAATGACCGAGTCGATTATGATGGCTCCTGCATCCGATGCAGAGGCAAGTGAAGACTTCTACAAGCAGAAGCAGTTTGCGGATGATAGCTTCCATGGTCCTAATCGTCTGGATTACACCGGCAAGGTCGGTGCGCGGCAGATGGCTGAGGCGGCACATGCCGAAATGGGAGATTATGAACCGTTCAGCTGTGATATTGTTGACGGAGGCGAGGGTGTCATCGTCGGACGCAAGGATACTTCTGTTCCTGACAGCTTGACAGCTATGGAAAAGGGCCAGGTTATCCGCAGTGAGGAATATATACTCCAGCGCGGCGGTAACGGCAAAGAAATGTCCGAAGCCGGAAAAGTGTCTGTCCTGCACAAAGTCAACGGGGCTCTTTCTATCGGTCTGCCTGACGGAAGCACCGCTGAAATCTTCGATATGAATCCGAAGACTGGCGAAATCAAGTTGAGAACCAAGAATGTCGATGATGACGGATTTGGCGAAATCACTACTGTAAATCTTGGAAAAGGCAAAGCGACAAGCGGAAATGTCGTCAAGACGCTTATGGAAAACCTTGGGAAGTCCCCGGAGAGCAGAAACATGAAGGCCCTCTTGACTGGCGAGGATGAAGATGAACCTACGCCTCCCGAGAAAGGCACCACAAAAAAAGCATTAAAAAAGACAAAGAAAAGCAAAGAATAAGCCCGAAACCTTGAATGCGTAAGCATTCCTTTGTGCCGGTATGAAAATGCCTGCACAAAGAACTGCACAACATCAACAGCCTTCACGCGGCGTGCAGTGAACAACGTACAATCCGTACGGCTAATGTTGAGTTAATATAGGAAGGTGGTATTTATATGGCGCAGCAAAAGTACAGTGATAATATGGCGCAGGACGCTGCAAGTGTAGCAAACGCTGCCATACAGACGACCAAAGATGCAAAGACTGTAGCCGCTGCTGCTGGAAACTTAGCAGCAGGTAATGTGGTTGGCGCGGCAAAGGAAGTCATCAAGAATCCACATATCATTAAGATGATTCTTGCTGTTATTCTTGCCGCTCTTTTTCTCATCTTTGTTGTCTTTATAACTCCTATCGTTTTGCTGTTTTCTATTCCGGGCAGTATTATCTCCGCAATCCAAGATGCTACCAATCATTCAAGTGAAGATGTTGGAAGTCAGTGGATGATGAATGATGCAGACCCAGCGCTCGTGTCGCAAATGAATGATTTTTGGAGCAATCTTAGCACTAATGGCAACGAAGGACAATCGTCATTTACGTCAAGTACAGCTGATTATACAGAAACGCAAACATATGATGTTTTGTGGGGAGAATCGAATCTTCAAATCACAGCGCTGGACAAGTATTTCCGTCGGTCGTACAAGAACGCGGTCAAGCGTGCCAACAAATCATGGGAAAAAGAAATTGATGAGGATGAGTTAACAAAGCAGGCACTCAGCGACGGTATCGAGAGTTCCGAGTACGTGAAATTCACAAACGTGCCGTTGGAAGAAAACGAAGAAAAGGGATTCCAGAAAGTTGCATTTTATATCATGGCAATGGATGCCTACAAATACACATTAAGCAACGATAGTAGTCTCGACAAATCAAACGAAGAACGCCTTACGCGTATGATGGATGTCGCTAAAGAGATATCTCCAAACGGCATTATGGACATCATTGAAGACGATATCAATACGCTGTTCAATATTAAAGACGATTCTATGTGGGTTGCCAGTTATAATACGACTTCGGCAGACAAAGATGAAATCGTTGGATATGAAAAGAAGAAGGAATGGCATGATACATCCGGGTATGTAAATGGCAAATGGGTCCAGAGTGGATATAGTACCGATACAGACGAGGACGACCCCGATAAGCCAATCGTAAAGACAATACGAACTTACACGACAAAGGTATCCCTTAATGTAAGTCAGGAAGTCAGAGATAAACTGTATGAGAAATACGGTATTGACAAAACGGAGAATCTTGGCGACCACTCAACTTCGTTCTCTGACCCTCTATCTGTCAGAACCGGATACGATAACAATGAAGATAACAGCAGTGTAAAGATGACGGCTGCCGATATCATCGAAACGCAAGTAGATAGACTCATGAAGCTTTACAATATCCCCGTTGATGGCATAACTGGCTCAACTGCCGGTGCTATTGGTGTTGGCGGTTCCGCAAATATCAGCAATCTTTCCGAGGAGGAAATTCAAAATATATTGGCATCGCTGAATAGCGGAAGCTATACCGCAAAACAGCAGGCACTTGTAAGCAAGTTACAAGAGGCATTGAGCAGTCCGCTCGGTTTGACCGGATACATGCGAAGTATTGGATGCACCGTTGTCACGAATATGTGTCAGGCATTCGTTGCTGACTTCTATTCAAAATGCGGGCAAACGCGAATCAGCTACGGCTCCGCTATTAACGCCTATAAAGCCAGTGCGGTTTGCAAGAAAGGTCAACCCGGTTATGACACGCCCCCTGATGGAGCTTCTGTTTATATCGGTGAAAACCATGTAGGTATTTATATCGGTGGTTATGTTATCGACAGCGTCCACGGTAAAATCCAATCTATGTCCTTCGAGACTTGGAAAAACCAAAAATACTACCAAAGCGGCGGTGGTTATCTTGGCTGGGGCTTTAATGGATGGGATGTGTCTTCCTAAAAAGTAGACTAAAGCAATAAAATGTGGTATAATATAAGAAGAAAGGAAGTGAGGACGCGAGATTTCGCGTAATGTTGTCAACAACCCCGCCTAAACCGGTTCGCCGGTTATAGACGGGGCTTGCGGGGCAACCCGTAAGCCCGGTTGATTAGCCTTGGTGAACGGCAACTTCGGTTGCTGCGAACTCCGTTATGCATTTGATGAGCAATCATCTTCATAATATAGGCACCCCGATATGTTCCACAAGTGTCGGGCTCTGCGGACAGCGTATGCGTTAGCGGTGCAAGCCGTTGATACATATTACGTTAAACATCTCTAAGGGTAGGAGAAGTGCGTAAGCCATGCCGAAAGGCTAAAACAATGCATAACATTGGCGAAGTGGACCACAGGGCGCAAGCCCTGACTTATAGTTTCATTACTATTTTACGAAAGGAGTATCTTGCATGAGCACTTGCGTCTGCGTTCTCAGTAATAACGGTGAACGCTTAATGCCTACCTTCCGTCTTGGCAAGGTACGCCGACTCTTGAAAGACGGAAAAGCAAAAATCGTTAAGCATCATCCCTTTACCATCCAGCTGCTGTATGACAGCAAAACAAACACACAACCTATCGAAATCTGCGAGGATGTAGGTTACAACTACATCGGTATCAGCGCAAAAAGCAAATCTCACGAATATGTATCTGCTCAGTATGATACATTGCAGGATGAGAAAGAACATCATGATGATTGTCGTAAAATGCGTCGTACACGCAGAAACAGACTGCGTTACCGTAAACCGCGCTTCGATAACCGCAAGTGTGATAAAGGTTGGCTCGCACCTTCTCTGGAACATAAGAAGCAGCTAAACATCAGCCTTATTGAACGATATGTATCTGTAATTCCGATTACTCATGCAACTGTTGAAGTCGGCTCCTTTGACACGATGCTGCTGCAAGCTATCCAGAAAGGTAAAGCAAAGCCGGAAAGCGCAGACTACCAGAAAGGCCCGCACTACAATTTAGCCACGCTGCGTGAAGCGGTGTTCTACCGTGATAATTACACTTGCCAGGTTTGTAAGCGCAAAATCGCGGATGGTGCTATTTTGCATATGCACCATATGTTCTACTGGAAAGGCAGACATGGTTACCAGCTTGATGAGCTTGCTACGGTATGCGAAAAATGCCACACGCCAGCAAATCATCAAAAAGGTGGCAAGCTCTTCGGTTTTGGCGAAGGCAAAGAATTTGCCGACCTTTCAGGCGCAGCGTTTATGAACGCTGTTCGCTGGCAGATAGTAGATGCACTGTACACCACATACGATAAAGAATTTGTGACCATCACTTATGGTGCGATGACAAAGGAAAAGCGCATTGCGCTTCAACTTGAGAAAACCCATAACAACGATGCGTATGCAATGGGAGATTATCACCCGGCATGCCGTTGCAAGTTTAGACATTACCAAAAGCGACGCAGAAACAATCGTGTGCTGGAAAAATTCTACGATGCCACTTATATTGACGCTCGCACCGGCAACAAGGCAAAAGGAAAAGAACTCTTTAATGGCAGAATTAACCGTAATCACAAAAAAGATTCTGAGAATTTGCACAAGTACCGCAGCAAAAAGGTATCGAAGGGCCGTCGCTCTATAAGAAGACGGCGCTATGCAATTCAGTCATACGACACTGTGCGTCTCGAAGGTAAAACATACATTACAAGCGGGTGCCATAATAAAGGCACAAGACTTTTGATTCCAGTCAATGGAAAAAGTAAGTCCGTAGCAATTTCCAAAGTTCAAGTTGTTTGCCATGCGGGAGCATGGATACAAATCAGCTAAATATTGAAAGGAGGCAAGCAGGAAATGCTGTATCTTAGTCTTTTCTAAGAAACGCATTCCTCCCCACCTAAGCCTTACGGCTATAGATGGGGTGTCCTGCTCCATAATTATGAAGAAAAACATCAATCCTATTGCCATTGCGGCAGCAATCATTGCTGTCATCGTTATCATTCTTGTGTTTGTTGGTATGAACCGTCATAAGAACGATGCGGGTACACAGCCCGATTCGAGTTCGGTTTCCGAGTCCGCAGCAAGCAGCGAAGATAATCTGGCAAGCGCTGAAACTGCCAACGACAAAACTGATACAGCAATTCCTGAGAATACCGACAAAGACGAAGAAGTTATCGACTATGTTCCTGAAAAAGCAGAGGTTCCGACCGACATTAGGCGCGGCAACACCGATGCAGATGCTGTAAGCAGCGCCGCAAACATCCCCGCTGGTAGTGACACTGCTTTCGTTGACTTTGCCACGCTGGAAGAAGACAACTCTGCTACGTTCCGCTACACTGACCGTTATGTTTACGGCATTCAGAAGACGTATTTTGAAATGCAGAAGGACAGACAGGAGAGCTACAATTTAACTCCCTCTCTGTCGAGCGGCGGTAATGTTGAACTGGCTTTTGGAACGAACCCGCTTTATACCGGTACAGACAAGAACGGTATTGAGCGTCAATATATCATTTCCGGCGCTGATGTACTCGAATACGATGGGACGCTGGACCCCTTCAAGACGCATCCGATTCTTCGCAAAGAAGGAACCAGTGAACGTGTGTATCTCTTTGACAGCAAAGAAAAGCGCGATGAGTTCCTTGCTCTTCGCAAAATCGGCAAAAACTATCTCGAAAACGGGTCAACTGACAGCGATTGGAAAATCGTTCTGAATGGCGAATATATTCCTGACGCATTCCCCATGATTGATGAAGACGGGAATTTGAACGTCTCCATTGCTCAGCTTGCTATGGCATATAACCCGCTGTTCAGCCATGTTACCGGCGATTATGTTTATGCTGCTACCGACTGGGGTCTGTACACCATCCCTAACGATGAAGCCGACCCCATCGTGAAGAACAGAATTGACCAGTACACCGATGAAAATGGTCATACTATGTACCTCGTTTCTGATGATGGTTTCGGCGGTACGTCGGCTACTTACGGCGGTGTTGCACAGTTCCCCAAGACGAAACAGTATTATTGGGTAACGCCCGATGACCTGTATTCCATCCTTGGCTGGAAAACATCCATTAAGGGTCGCGTAATCAGCATTGTGAGTGACCCGTTGGACGATTCTGACTTGACGGCTGTAGTCGAAACTGTAGCATCCGGCACAATCGATTTGAACGGTAACAACGCTGGCTAATCGGTTTTCTGTGAAAAAATCTATTCGTTATTTCGTAAAGAAAAACATATAGCAATTTAAAATCATTCGATATATACTTATTATAAGCGAATAGTATATAAGCACATTCCCCCTCGGAGTAATTCGAGGGGGATTTTTTTGTTGTTTTTTACAGCAAGAGTGTGCTGACGGCATCAAATGAGGAAGATTACCAAATGAGTAGTTATATGTTGATTCACGGAGATTGTATGGATTCATTTGAATTGATTCATGACCATTCTGTCAATCTCGTTCTGGCTGACCCGCCATACGGAATAACGCAAAACACATGGGATGTTGTGCTGCCGTTTGATGATTTTATCGAATGCGACGGAAAAAATCTCAATTATGAGAAATATTTACTGCATTGCTTCAAAAAGAACATTCCCTACAAGGACGCCAACGAGGAATGGAATAAAAGAAAGCAACAGGGAATTTGGTCACAACTGGACAGAATACTTGCCGATAGGGGAGTGGTGATTTTTTTCTCGGCCGGGATTTACACGAAAACATTGATGGAGTCTACTACGATTCCTTGGAGATACAATCTTATCTGGCAGAAGACGACTCCGGTTGGATTTCTTAATGCAAACCGAATGCCGCTTCGAGCACATGAGGATATTCTTGTTTTCTACAAGAAACTGCCGACCTATAATCCTCAAAAAACAACAGGACATCCGAGAAAGGTCTCAACGGTCGAACATAAACGAAATTCTAAGATGACAGAGGATTACGGGAAATACACAGCAAAAGGTTATGACAGTACCGAACGATTTCCCACGAGCGTGCTGACATTCGCTACTGATAAACAGAAATATGCGGCGCACGGCACACAGAAACCGGTGGCATTGTGTGAGTGGCTCATCAAAAGCTACACAAACGAAGATGATACCGTTTTCGATTTCTGTATGGGAAGCGGCTCGACAGGCGTAGCAGCGAACAATACGAAAAGGAATTTTATCGGCATCGAAAAGGATGCCGATTTTTTTGATATTGCAAAAAAGCGGATAGAGCTTTGAGGAACGATTATGAGCTTTGATATACTTGGCAAAGACATTGCTGTATTATTCATATTGGCAGTAATATTTGGCGTTGCTACATATTTTTATGTGTTGCACAAAGGGAAAAAGGAAGGAAGAACAGCAAGCACAGTAGATAAAATTATTCTTGGTTTCGAAGTTCTTGCATTTTCTTTTACATTTTTTATCTTTTTTCCTTTAGTAGTCGAAGATGTGTTTGATGCAAATGGAAGCAATTCTGCCTTATGGCATAATCTCGCCGCAATAATTAGCTATGGTGGTGCAGCGTTTTATCTTTTCTGTGGTCAAATTAGTGGTGACTATTTTACAATACAAAAGTTTTTGAAAAAACATAAAAAACATAAAACAAGAGCTCAAAAAAAGAGATGGAAACGGAAAAAATAAGTCGAAAGCATTCTGTACATTTAAAAATTAAAGCCGAGCAGTAAAGAAAAAGAAATATTCGACTTCTCCGATGTTACAGCATTGAAGGTTTATTTTTTAGGGTATTGCAAAAATGGGTGGTTTGAATAAAACCATCTGGTTTTACAAGTATCCGGGATATCGAAATCCTAAACGCAATTTCCCCGGCTGTGCGCATAAGAGGTGAAAAATGCAAACTGCACTGACTTTTGTGGCAATACTTACCATGGCGATGCTGCTCTTTTGCGGAACGCGGCCTGCATTTATCCTTTTGGCTGTTCTTGCTGTAGTATCAGCGGTCTGCTGCATTGTGGTTTCTTATATTTTGCGAAAGAGAACTGACGAAAAGAACGCAAAAGACGCAGTGCTGCAAAAGAAAATCGCAAATTGGCGTAAAGTCCGGCGTAGGCAGCTCAGAAGTAATGCCGATAACAATGATATGTTCGACGCCTGTGGCGTAACACAAGACCTGCGATTGTCTCTGGAAGAGGATGAGCAATTTTTTGAGGAGAATCACAAAATAGAGGAGCTGGAAACTCAAATCAGCTTGTGGAATCGAATTGGAGATGCTTTCAAACACCTGCTGAATAGCTGTGTAATCCTTGTTTGCCTCTTAGCGTTTTCGTATTTCCTCGCTTTTGCATATAGCTATGTATGTCGTTTGTGGGGGTGAAGAAACTATACATAATAGCATTTTAAACACACGCGTGCGTTCGATAAATGCACGCGAGCGTTTTTTGTGCATTTCCGCGTATTTATCGCTCATTTTTTGTGAGGAGGAGAGTCAGTGACTCAACCGATTCAGTCTGTTCAGATTTATTATGAGCATCCATTTGGTGCTGAAAGAGAAGTGCTGAGAGAGTTTTTCTCCTTTGCTGGCTGCTTAGTTAAAACGACTATGATGCCAGTAGAAACTATGCTGGAGAAGCACAAATCGCTTGTCAATCCGGAAAGTGAGCGAATCACACATCTGTTTCTTACAGACCGACCACCGGAAGGCATTGTACTATCAAAAAACGAGATGTGGTGCAGCTTTCGTATCTTGAAGCGAAAGCTGACAATAAACGGAAAAGCAATTCTGCGCAACGCTGACCAGAAGATTTCTGTTGAACAATTCGAGAAGACAGCGCTTGATGTGATTATCCGCCGTATTTGGAAGGATGAGGGAGCAGAGACCCAAAGTCTTTTGTACATCAACGCTGCTTTCTGGCAGCTCGACCTATTTGCGTTTCTACAAATCAAAAGCACATTCCAAGCACTCAAGATGGGCGAGTTGATGGCTCTTCCCATGAGAGGTCACTACTATCTGCCGGAAGCTGTTTACCTCAACAAAATGGCGGACACTTTCATCAATATGGCAAAACGGTGCAACGTGGAACCGGGCAGTATCTATGCGGTCTATGCCTATGTAAATGCACAGCGACATTTACGAGAACTCCTTGCATCGTTGGAAGCACATGCTCCGCTGCGCATAAAGCTGTATGCCGCTGTAAAGCCGGTACAAGAACTCCTTTCGGAGCTGAATAAAATATACCGTGTAGACCCAGACTTCGTTTCCATGTACTGCTTGGCGGCAACATTGTGCGAAGGACAGGCACAGTTTGCACTCGATGCACGCCCATATCTTAGAGATGCAATAGAACATGCACCGGAAGAATTGAAGTCTTTCACAGCAGGAATATGCCTGCGATATGGAGTGTCTGAAAAACAGATGCATCCAGATAACGAAAGAGCATTACAATGTTTCAAAAAAGCGCTGCAACTGAACGAGAACTATTATCCTGCAATATTCCAGATAGCTTGTCTTTGTGCGATAGATAAGAAATATAGGGAAGCAAAAATCGGATTTAGGAAAGTGGCTTTTCTCATTCAAGGAAATTACAACCACCGCGATTGGCGGGACTTTTCTTTGGAAGAAGTTCTTTATGTGTTTCGCTGCTATATTTGGCTTGCAAAACTTGCATTGATAGAAGGTAGGGAGAGTTCCATTGGTGTTTCCATAGCATTGGCTAAGAATACCGCTATTGTGTTTGCAAAAACGCCCATCCTTGAGAAATGCTGTGATATTGAACACTATGGAAAAGCGAAGAGCTATCACCAAGGCAGCATCACAGTAAGAGCAGTTTTGACGATGCTGCGAGATATGGCGGGCGACTCGGAAATTAACAGGAACCTGCAGGAAGAGATAGACGACTTAATCAGAATTAGTAACAAAGCATCCGATGCGGAGTAATTCTGCATCGGATTTTCTATTAGAGAAAAGCGAAAAAGAATGTCTGCAATCAAAAGAATGGCAGTAAAAGCGTCTCGAACGATTGAAACGAGACGGCTTCCGTTGCTGTTAGTGTAGACGTCTCACGATATCCAAGCACATTACTACATGAGCGAGTTGATTCCGGTGCCTGACGAGATAGAGAGAAAATACCGGTATGTGACAAGCCTCGATGAGTTGCTGGCGATTCTAAACGATAAATAATTGATTTTTGCGCCTCCGATGTTACGACATCGGAGGTTGTTTTTAAAAGGAGAAAAATGTGACAAAGCAATACAACAATGAGCTAAAACGAGCACCAGCAGGCAAGAAGTATATATATGTTATCACCGAAACAGAAACTGGGAAAATGTATATTGGACAGACCCGAAACTTTCACAAACGTATGTGTTCGCACAGAAACTGTGGATACAGTCAGCATAGTGCAATCGATAGAGTCATTCAAGAAAAAGGCGTAGATGCGTTTGAGTATGAAGTTTTGGAGCTGTGTACCGAAGGTGAAGCTGATGAAAGAGAACGCTATTGGATAGAGAAAACAGACTCATGCAACGAACAAAAAGGCTTCAATATATTTAAAGGTGGTCAAAAGAGTTTTTCGGACGAAAGTTATGCTATGCTCGTTGAAATGCTTCAACAAGGAATGACATTAAAAGATGCGTGCGATGCCATGAACACATCATCTACTTCTGCAAGACGCGAAATTAAAAGACGAGGCACGAATTTATCAGAAATTCGAAGTTTGGCGGCCGAGCACAAGCATCTGCGCCGTAAAAGTGCTCACAGAAAAGAAATCAATATAACTGATGTATTGAAGATGTATCAAGATGGTATGACCTCAAAAGAAATAGCAAGCCACTATGATATGAACCCGTCAGCTTTTTACCGTAGATTGAAGGAAAATGGGCTGAGTGCCAGAGCGATTGTTCAGCCAAATTACGGAACAGCGTCCACTTTGTTTGATAAAGATAAAGCTATTTCGATGCGTAAGGATGGATATACCGCTCGCGAAATAGGTGCGACTATGGGGTTGCCAAGATACACGGTAGAGAGACTTCTTCGGGAGTCAGGGTGTTCCGTATCCTCGATTGTAGATGAAGAAACTGCTGATAAAAGAAGAAAAAGAAGCGAAAAACGAAGTCAAAACGGGAATTTTGATTACGAAATGGTTATAGACTTTTTAAGAGAAGGCTACAAAACCAAAGAAATTGCTGATTTGATAGGAATGTCAAGTGCGCATTTGACGACAAAACTCAAACAAAACGGATTTGATATAAAAAATATAACCCCGCTTATAGTTTGTGATGAAACCAAGGAAACATTCTCCACGATAATGGAAGCATCTAAGGCGTATAACATAAACTACTCATCACTGCGAAAATGCTTTGATAAAAAGCAGGGTTATTGCGGTGGTTACCATTGGCATAAAGAGAAACGGGAATTTTGACTCCTCCGATGTTACGACATCGGGGGTTTTGTTTTTTTGGAGGATACGGAGATGGCAAAGAACGATAACCTTCATAAGGCGAAGGACGCGAAGAATGATGAGTTCTACACCAGAATCGAGGATGTCGCAGAGGAATTGCGGCACTACAAGAAGCATTTCGCAGGCAAGATTGTATTCTGCAATTGTGACGACCCCACTTGGTCTGCTTTCTGGCGGTATTTCCACCTGAACTTCGCTGAGCTCGGCTTAAAGAAGCTGATTTCCACGCACTACGACCGTACAGAACCAACCTACAAGATGGAGTACGAGGGTGGGGATGACAACAATGTGGAGGTTGGAGTCAAAACTTTGCTGGAAGGTAACGGCGATTTCCGAAACAAGGAATGTCTCGACTTGCTGGATGAGTGTGACATTGTTGTAACCAACCCCATGTTTAGCCTGTTTCGTGAGTATGTTGGCACACTGGTAGAACACGGCAAAAAGTTCATCATCTGGGGAAACAACAATGCCATTACATACAAGGAGTTTTTCCCGCTTTTAAAAGAAAACTTGGTATGGCTTGGTTATACGGCAAACAAAACGCTGGTTTTTCGAATCCCTGATTATTATGAAAAATGGGATGAGAAAGAAACTCAAAAAATGAATGATGGTTACCACTACGCAAAGGTTCCGGCAATTTCTGTATTCACCAACCTCGATATCCAGAAGCGCCACGAGAAACTGATTCTCTGGCAGCGGTACTATGACGATGACGGCAGTCCTCTACCGGATGCGGAGGAGCGCTACCCCCACTACGATAATTACGCGGCCATCAATGTGGACAAGGTTGCGGATATCCCGGTGGATTATAAGCCGTGTTGGTTCAAATGTAGCAGCGCAGAAAGCTGTCCTTTTGCACAGGAAAAGGGAATGAATGATGCTCCGGCACTGTGTGAACAGCCCTGCAATGGTACTATGGGTGTACCGATTACCTATATGGACAAACACAACCCGGATGAATTTGAAATTATAAAATTTCGCAAAGGTAATGATGATAAGGACTTGACATATACAATCAGGTCCAACACAATCTTAACAGACAGACAGACAGACAGACAGACAGACAGACAGACAGACAGACAGACAGACA